GTTTTTTTTTTTTCTGTTATACAATATAGTTTTATCCCACACATCTATCAGTATCAGGGATTATCTCCCATCCATCCTGAAACTGAAAACATTGCTCAAGAGACGCCCTCAATGATTTATCATCAAGAGTATCGTAAGGGAGTTGATTTTATAGAGGATGAAGTAAAGAGTCTGCCACATATTGTGCACCAGCAGACCCCATACTTGTTTTCACGTATTCTATGAGGTATTTTCTCACATCTTCTTGAGAGAATACGGTACTTCTCTTTACTTATTGTCGGCATCTGGCAATGTATTTAAAGCCATTATGAGTCCTTCTTCAAGAGCATCCTCATAGGTTTCAAAGGCCTTTGTCCCTTCAATAGCCTCAGGGTTAGTAGGGTCGTCATTTACAACCATATTGGCAGTATATACAAGAGTGTGGTCTATATTTTTATAGTCCATGCCTACTATAACCATCCTTTCTTTATTCTCCCTTAACCATTTCTGTACAAGGGATTGGGTAGGAGCTTCAATATAATCTACTTCCAGTCCATTTATATAGACTGTCTTAGGATTATCTGAGTGCATTACCCTGTCAGAACAGTTATAAAAGAAAGGACTTCCATGACAGAATCCTTTCTTACTCAATAATAATGCTGTCTCTAGTTTTATTATTCTCTCTTCCATTGTTATATAGTTTTAATGTTAGTATTCCCAATGAGAATCGAACTCATATTTACAGTTTAGGAAACTATCGTTCTATCCGTTGAACTATGGGAATATGAAAGAAAGCCTACTTTCACAAGCAAGCTGTCTTCAATGTATTTGATAAAAAACAAACGATGAGTCTAATTAGAAAAGATACTTTATATCTTCTTCCATCATCCTTATAGCTGCCATAGCATCCTTGATTCTTTTGAAATATGTCAATTCAGCCTGTATAACCGCAGAATGTTTGTTGACATAATATTCTCCTACTTGAGTATTTTGACCTATGGTATTACTACTCCTATTTGATATAAAGAAGCCATCCTCTACTGCCTGTTTCTTCCAATCTCCATTGAAATATTTGGCTATTACTTCAAGTTTAATGAAAGCCTTTGCTCTTTTTTCCAACCATTTGGGACAGTTAATGAGCTGGTCTACTACTTTATAATTCATGTGTTCCTTAACAGTATCCCAATCCAGCTCTAAATCAGATGCACTGAATGCCTTTAATGCAAGAGCTTTCAAAGTAGAATTAGGCCCATTATACCATTCTCTTGCTTCTTCCAATGAAACAGTAATCGGCTTTTCAATGGGAGGAAGTTCAGTAGTAGGATAAATAATTCTGTCATTTATACTATATATCCTTAACAGTTTAAGGCACATTCCTGCATAGGTAAGACTTGGTACATCTTTGTCTATCTGTATTACAATCATAGGAGTAGTATAATCAGGTGACATTATCCTGTCCATTACTGACAGGCATTGTTTACCACTGTACAAGAATGCATATTTCTTTAAAGATGCTGCCTCTGAACGAGAGATACATCTGTTGTTACTAAATACTACAAGTATTCTATCCATATTCTTTTATTTTTTAGTGTTTAAATAACCTTCGTTCTTTAAGAAAATAAGCATGGCTATTCCTGGAACAGCACATGCTATAGTTGATAATATTATAGGTATCATATATTATATCAGTAATCAAGTTCAACCATTGCTCCTGCAAATCCAAATACCAAACAGACTATCATTTCTATTATGATTAATACCAGCCCTATCATATATTCTGGCTTCCATAACCAGAGTGTATCAAGGGTTATTATTAATCCTAACAGATATATGATGCCAGCTACAAAGAGTCCTATCAGGACTCCTTTTAGCAAGTATTTAATTAGTGTTATCATAGTGCATCCTTTATAGTGTAAACTATTCCAATTATGAACCCTATTATTATAGGGAGAATCATAATTAACTTACCATTTTCTGTCTTATACCATGCAGTCGATGCAGTTATAAGTGAGAGTATAAGAAATAGTAATGCATCTACAAGTAATCCATATATGATTCCCTGTAGTATATAAGGTAATAATGTATCCATTGATTGAGAGTTTTATTGGTGAATTAATTTATACAATTCTATCTGTCTCCTTACTCCTTCTTCAAAGGATTGAAGGTCTGATTTAGGGGCTATAGGAGCTGAGAGGATACTCATAAAGAGTGCATTATTCCTTCTATGATTCTCTTCAAGGTATGCAATATGCACTTTTCTTGAAGCTGAGTAGTTATTACTGCTGGCAGTAGCTGCTCGATTTATACGTTTTCTCATTAATTATGGGTATAAAATGATGAATTATGTATGTAAATTGATTAAATTCTGAGTTGAAAATGGGCAAAATGGGAATGGATTAATTGAAAGTTGGCAGTATAAAGTATTATAGATTATAAATGCTCTAAGTAGCTGTATGTAGCACAAAAAGAGGATAGTTTGGGGTTTTTTGATAACCCCATAACCATCTGAGTATCAATGACTTACAGCGTTTACTTAAAGTAAAAAAGTAGTAATAAATCTTGAATTCTTAACCTTCGTTAACCATCCTCAATTTACTACTACTTTTAACTTAATTTTAACTACTTAGCTTCTCCTTCTGCTCTGTAAATAGGTTCGTCTCCATCTCTCTCGAGTGTAAGGATTTCTATACTTTTAGGGTCTACAATATCCCCTTCAGAAAGCTCACAATCCCTAGATAATGAAACATACTTTCTACCTCCAGCTTTCATCATGAAGCACATGCTTAAGCCGTAATCTGAACTTACTACTTCTACTGAATCAACCAACTTGATTTCACTAGCTGCTAACTTACTTTTCTCTGTAACTGACCATGAACCTGCATAGGTTCTCAATGAATCTAAAAATCCCATAGTTTTATAGTTTAATAGTTTGACAATATTGGGATACTTCCAAGTGTCTGTACCCCAAAGAATGGAAAGAATGTTGTATTGTTTTTCTTCAAAAAGAACAGCCTGATACTCTAAGTACCAGACTATTCTTCCTCATAATACAATAAACATATAACATTTTAACTTAGGCTCTATATAATATAATGTACGTGTACCTTATATATAAGATAATCTCCATCTATAATAATACATCCCTTACGAGATGTTTCCATTACCAATCAGAGTTTAACCACCAGAATACTAATATAAGATGGATTGTAATATATAATATCATCAGGAACATAATGTATAAGGATTAAGGAGTTGGACTAAATATTGTTTTATCTCTGGTATTCCTACCAAAGAATGGAGAAAATAGTGTGTTGTTTTACAAGAAAAAAGGCACAATAGTGCCTTTCTTCCTACAGTGCTTCCCCATAGAGTCTGGTGATTTCCTTTTCCCCATTGGTCATCTTGTACACCAGGATTGATGCTGGGTCAAGTTTGTCCCCTTCTTCCAGCTTCTTAGCTGCCTTGAGGTCAATGGTGAATGACACACAGCCTTCATCCAGTTTGATTACTGCATAGAGTTGACCTTCATCAAACTCTGATTGATGGACTGTTATCTCTTGAACTTTCTTCAGTTCCTTCTTACTTATCTTCATGATTGAAGACTTGATGATTTCCCACTTGGATTCATAACTCTTGATTTCTTTGCCTAAGAACGTTGCCATAATGTTACTGTATTTAAGTTAGGCGGGGGAATATCCCAATCCGCCAATCAACGGGGGGAATGTTGTGTAGTTACACCCAACTCATACAAATAAAATGGATGTTTAAAAAATTTAGAATAAAAAAAAAAATATCAAAGAAAAAGAATGAAGATAGAGCAAGAATGGAAGGGATGGATTAATGTATTCTTCTACTCTGATAGTTATATTATTCACCATTTGGTTTTATGGATTTAATTTAGTATATTTGCAGCTTAAATCAAGAATGTTGCACATAATATATTTTAATAGAATGAAATGGGAAGAATTATCAATGAAAGATAAAGCTGCCTTTATAAAGGTAGCAGTTCAGAATGAGGTTATAAGTCCTTCTGAAATAGCAGAAAAGTTTAATGAGTTTGCTGATGGGGGAGACCTCACTCAGCAAGTAAATAGTAACCCGTTCTTGGATGAATGGAATACTCAAAGATTATCTACTGGGAGATACAATGACCAGTTAGGTAATGGTCAGTTAGAGTTACAGAAACAAAGGAGGGAATCTGCAAGGGTATTCTCTTCCCCTCAGGCATATGGAGCTGATATGTATAGTAAATCAAACCCTGTATTTGTTACTCCTGATAAAACTCCTGAACAAGCTAAGCTAGAGTCCTATCAGAGAGCAATAGATTATGGTAAAAGGACTAAGGAAAGAGTTAATGCTACTCTTCCAAATGGTAATATAATAGGTGGGGAATATTCTCCTGTATCTCATGCCATATGGTTAAGGGATGATAATCCTTCAAGTAAATTACATGAGGATTCACATGCAACAGGCAAGATTCCACAGAAACAGAAGATAGCTGATATTATAGGAACTGAAGATACTTCTGATACTCCATACCTTGACAGACCTGATGAAATATACTCTAGGCTGATGCAGTTAAGGGAAGCCAATAAGATAGACCCAGCTCAAGAATGGAGTGAGAAGGATATTAAGGAACTCAAGAAGAATGCTAAGGATTTCAATATACTTAATAGGTATAAGCCTGAGATAATACAACAGTTATTTAATGATGTAGCACTAAATACGTTACAGAATGATAATATAGGTAAACTTAAGTTAACTGTTTAGGCCAATATTTGCATATGTCATTTATTTTACTTATATTTGCCCTCTGAAAGAAAATAGCAAGTATTTCCTTGTATATTATCATTCATTTTCTACATAAGAACCTTTATACCTAGTAAGGGATTGATAGAGCCAGCATGGGAAAGCAGCGGATACCATTAGTAGGGCACAGGCAATCTATCCTAGGGATAACAAGAGTGAGAACTAATAATATATAAACGGGTCTCAAGCTAAGTATAAAGATTCACTGGTCTCCAGTGAGGTCTGTCGGATGAAAAAGAGCCCGACAGGGTCTCTCTATAGATAAGAGAAAAGAATCTGGTTTCCAGCTTAATGTTTAAAAAGAATTCTATGGGATGAAAATCTCTTTGCTAATATTATACCCTGTTGGGTAATTTGTATGAATTCAGAGGTTATAATTAATTCCTTTAACTGATTATACCCCTAGAATAACAGGATATATTTAAAGGAGAATGAAAAATAAACAGGAAAAAGCTTGCAGGATTCAAGTATTTTACATATCTTTGCAGAGTCATTTTAAATAGAATATAATATGAAGGTTAAAGACAAATTGATTATTGCTGGTATTACAGCAGGTGTAGTTATAGGTGTATTACTTGCTATTAAGTATTTGCCGTTTTATACAACATTGATTGCTGCTGGAACATTTGTTGCAGGTACAGCTATTGGGGTTTATGGTAAGACTATTTATGATAAACATTTTAATAAGCAAGGATAGCTCAACTGCATAGAGCAATGCCCTTCTAAGGCATTGGTTGAGGGTTGGAGTCCCTCTCCTTGTACATATAATATTAGTCTCTAGGAAGTCCTGTTTAAAGCGTTGAACAGGCAAGGGAATGTAACATAGGTTTGAGTATATTGAGTATCCTTTACTACTTGGTATACTTAGAAGTTCGTTCTTCTCTTTCCCTCAAACTGATTTGTTTCTCATAGTTTTTTTTTTTGATTATAAATAGGGGAGGTAATAACTTCCCCTTTATTATTGGGATATAGCTGGAAGGTTTATGCACTTGACTGTTAATCAAGAGATAAAGGTTCGATTCCTTTTATCCCAGCAATTAAATTGGAGTAATATGGTAGTTAATGTAGAAGATAAAAGGGTAATAAAGAAAGTTAATCTGATTTATCCTGAGCTTATGTCAGGTGATGCTGAGGTCTATATAAGGAAGGATTATCAATCCCTCTTGGATACTCAGGATGAATTGGATAAGGCAAGGCAGAAAGTAAGGGAATTGGAGGAGAAGTTAAAGGCAGATAAGGCTGTATTTTCAAGTATGATTGGTACAATATTTACTATTGAGTTTGGTGAAAAAGCAGTTGAAAGAATTGAGAATAATGCTGTTAACTTAGCTATTATCAATCCTACTGATGCACGTAATTAATTAATTCCCCTGTAGCAAACAGGTGTAGGCAACAGACCTTTAATCTGTGGGGTTAGGTTCGATTCCTAACAGGGGAACATACTATTTAACTTCAAATTTTATTAGTATGAAAAGAGTTCTTAATTTAATGAAGAAAGCAGCCAAGGTTTATTTTAATTTAGCTGCACAGGATTATGCATGGAGATATACAGGAAATGTATTTATTTCCAATGAGTAATTCTTGATTAAGATGCTTGGGCAGTGCAATTTGCACTCCCTTATATTAGTTGGGGTTAATAATAAATATGATACAATATGGAAGAAGCAAGAGCAACAGGAAGAACTACTAGACTGGTAGACAGTTATGTACAGGAGTTCTTTACCAGGGGAAATCAATGGATTTATATTAAAGACCATACTGATACCAGAGAAAGTAATAGGATGGTTATGATGAAAGTTGTTCAGAGATTATCAAGTGAGCATGGTATATTTCCTCTTATTGATAACAAGAAAATAGCAATAAAGATGAAATAATTATCTCATTTTTCTTGCATATGTCATATTAAATACTTATCTTTGTAACATTAAAACAAACAGAATATTATGGACTATAATGAAAGTCTTTTAGAGGTATTCCCAGCAAGTGATAAACCTATTACAATAGGAGGAAATACTTCAGAATTCTTTATTGGATTCTTAAACAGATTGGAAGGTTGGAAGACTAAATGCAAGAACTTGCATTGGGCAGCTCCCAAGAAGAATATACATGTATATCTTGATGATTTCCTTGAAGTATTGCAGGATTATCAGGATGGATTGGCTGAAGGATATATGGGAATATTAGGGCAAATGTCCCCTAATGTAATTACAGGTACTCCAAGCAGTGTATTAAATGCCACTGACTTTATCGAGGAAGTTAGAAACCATACTTTGGCATTCTATGATAAGATTCCTGAGGAAACAGTATATAAGGGTATTACTTCTGAGTGTGAAACATTTATTCAGAACATAAATAAGTATAAGTTCTTATTCAGTTTATGTGATGTAAGGCCTTATTAACAGGTATAGAATATGGGAGAAAGAATGATTATATTAAGTTCAGTAAGCCTTAGAAGTTTAGTTGAAGAAGCTAACAGTATAGGAGTTAAACATGAAAGTATTGTTACTCTCACTAAGGATAATGAACAATGGATATTGGTGTATTATGAATAAATAATAGGTTATGAAAGAGAGAGAATTTCTTGAGAAGAAAGTTGAAAGAGAGCTAATGAGTGAGGAAGAGTTCAAAAAGTACCTTGAAGATAACAGAGGACTTAAGAACTTTGATGCAGTCAGAAAGTATAAATCTGTTGCTAGAGCTATAAGGAGAGGGCATGTAACTGATATTGGAGTAATGGCTCCTAAGAGACCTTTTAACAATAGGGCTAATACCTGTAAAAGGAAAGGTGCTCATAGCAGGACTAACAATGAGCTAAAAAAGAGGATATATGGAGAATATAAAGAAAGATTCAGAGAGCTGTCAGCAGTACAATGATGTTCCTGTCATTTATTGTAAACAGTGCTTATCGTTGGCTGTCAGGGCTTTTGGTGAATCTGACTATTGTGACCATTGTGGGAGCACGGATATTGCAGAAGCTCATATTAGCGAATGGGAGAAAATGTATGAAGAAAAATACGGAGTTAAATACTTAAATAAAAAGAAATAAAGATGGAAGAGAAAGAAATTAAACCTAAAATGACAGTAGAACAGCCTAAGAAAATGTCTTATGAGGAACTTGAAGGAATAGCTCATCAACTTAGTGAACAAGCAAGAAACCTTCATAATGAATTAATGTCTACAAGACAGAAATTGAATGAAATGAATGCATTCAATATGTTCAAGAGACTGGATTACTTATTTAAGGTATTAGAGAATGAAAGCAAGTTTGCTTCAGAATTTGTTGAAACCTGCTCAGATGAGATTATTGAAATACTCACTTTACCTGATGAGGATGAACAAACAGAAGAAGCATCTGAAACTCCTGTAGAAGGTTAAACGAAGGTAAGGAGGTAGTATGAAGAATGTAGATAATGTAGTTAGGATTCCTACCTCTTTGGATGATAACTTCTTTAGATATTGGTTTGAATTTCTTAAACCATTCCATAAGCTTACTGAGAGGGAAATTGAAGTAATAGCCTGCTTTGTAAAACACAGATATGAGTTAAGCAAGGTAATAAAGGATACAGAGATTCTTGATAGAGTTACTATGGGAGAGGATACCAAAAGGAAAATAAGGGAAGAGTGTAATATGACCTTCCCTCATTTTCAGGTAATAATGGGTAAATTAAGAAAGAGTAAGGTACTGATAGATAATAAGATAAATCCAAGATTTATTCCTAACATAAGTGAGAACGCAGAATCCTTTGGATTACTGCTTTATTTTGAACTGAAATGACATACTCTGAAATAGTAAATAAGGTTTCGGATGATACTGGTATTCCAAGATATATTGTAGCTAGAACCTATAAGGCATATTGGAGATTCATATATGAATCTATTAAAGAATTGCCTTTAAAGAATGATATTACAGAGGAAGAGTTCAGTAAGTTAAAGACTAACTTCAATATACCTTCTTTAGGTAAATTGAGTTGTACTTATAATAGGATGATAGGAGTTAAGAAAAGATTTAAATACATAAAAGAATTAAGGGAGAAGAAAGATGCTGAAAGTTAAAAGAATAAAGCCATTGTTTACAGGGATTGTAACAACAATGAATACCTATGAGGAAGAACAGTATATTCAGGGAACTAACCTTGTAGATACTACAAGAGCCAAAGGAGGTTTAAAAGAATACCAAGAGGTTATCTCTGTAGGTAGAAATGTAATGGATGTTAAAGTAGGAGACCTTGTTTGTATCAATCCTAAGAGATATATGGTTCCTCAACATAATGAGAAGTCATTAAAGAATGGTATTATAGGTGACGAAATCAAAATGAAGTATAACTTTAATGTTGTTACTATTGATGGAAAAGATTGCCTGTTAATACAGGAAGGGGATATAGATTTTGTAATAGAGGATTATGAAGAAGTTCCTGACAAACCTGTTGAAACTCTGGTAGTTCCAGAACAAAAGTTGATATTGGATTAATGAATGATAATTAAGCCTGTTAGGAATAAAACTAGCAGGCTTTTATTTTATATATACAGTATGGGATTAAGATTATTTAGATATGAGAATTATCAGGTTATAGTAGAACCTGAGGCACTTAAGTTATTACCGTTTAAGAAGATATATACAAGGGACAGAAGCAGTGGAAAAACCAGGTCTGATATGGAGTTCTCTTTTATATATTTCTTCTGTGATACCAAGAGTGACTATATGTATCTTACAGATGAAAAGGAAAGAATGAAAGCTATTAAAGAGGCTATAGGATTACCTAAAGAATGGAAGCCTGATAAACAGTTGCAGGAAGCAATGGAGTTCTATAGTAGTTTCAAAACTATGTCTGAGCTTCTTCTTGAAGATACTAGGGTAGCTGTTGATAAACTTAGGAAACAGTTAAGGGATATAAATTTAGGTCAGACAGATGATAAAGGCAAACTTGTTTATACATTACAGTCTGTTACATCGACTATTAAATTAATTCCTAGTCTGGTAGAGGATTTAAATAAAGCAGAGAAAGCTCTATCCAAAGAACATATTGAAGATGGTAGAATGAGAGGAGGAGCTGAAAAAGCTATAATGGAAGACAGTTTGGATGATTAAAATATGGAAGCAATAGATATAGTAGGATGTTTGAATAAACATATAGAGGAACAGAGAATATTAAGAGGTATAGAAAGTAAATCGAGTTTGATACTACAGAAGACTGTTAACTCGAATCCCGCTATAAAATCCCTTAAGACATATGAATGGATAATATGGTATGTTGAAGGTGGATTACATGAAAGAGTAATCACTGTTAAATATAGTACAAGTGCTAAAGGAACTGATAAATGGGAAGATGCTATAATAAGGGATTTGGAAAAGGAACTTACACTAAATATTATCAGATGGATAGGGTCTTCTTCTTATGAACAGGTTATAAAAGGAGAATACAATGGATATACCAGTTAATAAATATCAGACACCAATAACAGATGAATTGTTGGCATCCCTTCCTCAGGAAGTACAAGACCAGTTACTTGATATTCTTAACAATGTAGAATTTGTAAGGAGGCTAATATCCCCTGATAGAGGATATGCTAAGGACAGACCAAGGGATGATAAGGGCAGGATAATAGTGGATTTAGTCAATCCTCATATACTTGAGGATATGGATTACTTCAGACCTACTGCAATTCATTATCAGAAGTATGGAGTTCTTACCAGTCTTAGACCTAACAGGAATCCTAATTCAGAATTTGGTAAATGGATAAGGGAAGAAAAGAGAAGATGCTGGGAAGGGTATGTAAGACCATCTGATGGAGAGTGGGTTACAGGCTTTATGTATTTCTATCTTAACTATGGCCCGATTATACAGTCAAAGATAAGAAAGAACAGCAAACAAGCTGATAGGGTTGTAGACTTTCCAGAAGTCTGGGAGGGTATATACTGGAGATTTCATTATATAGACCAAGCAAGAAACGGTGGATTATACAATGACTTCTTAGGTGGTAATCATGGAGCAGAATTAGCGTCAAGGGGTAAGTCAAAATCGTACTCTATGGCTTCGATTCTTGGACATAATTTTGTACTTGGAGAGAATGAATTAGCTCATGAATCCATCAATTCCATTGCTACCGCTTATCAAAAGGAGTTCCTTACAAAGGATGGTGTATTAAATAAGTTTGTGTCAATAGCTGACTTCTGTGCTGAAAATACTCAGTTCCCCAGAAAGAGACTTAAGTCTTCCTTACAGGATATGACTTGGAAAATGGGTTATAAGGATGTAGAACTGGATATTGAGAAAGGAACTAAGAACTCTGTTCTTGGAGTTTCATCAAAGGATGATGAATCAAAGTTAAGAGGTAAGAGGGCAGTTTTTATCGGAATTGAGGAATTCGGGACATTCCCCAGACTTGTTGATTTGTATAATGTACTCCTCCCTTCAGTGCAAGAAGGAGATATCGTATTTGGTATAATCTATATGCAGGGTACAGCAGGAGATAATGCTTCTGACTTTGCTGGAGCACAGGAGATTATGTACAACCCTATGGGTTATAATATGTATGCTTTGCCTAATGTATATGATAAAAGCAGTCAAGGTAAAAGATACTTTGTATTCTTCTTTGCTGGATATGTCAATAGGAAAGGATGCTATGATAAGGATGGTAATTCCGATGTAGTAAAGGCTCTTGTTGAGATACTTATGAACAGGTTTAAGGTGAAGTACAATTCATCTGACCCTAATACGATTCTTAAGACTATTGCAGAGGTTCCTATTACTCCCGCAGAAGCTATTATTAAAGCAGGAGTCAATATGTTTCCTGTATCTGACTTAATGGAAAGATTGAACCAGTTAGATACTAATCCTAATGCATTTGATGATGTATATGTAGGCAAACTTATTATGAATCCTGCTGGAGAAGTAGAGTTCAAAATAACAAATGATACTCCTATCAGAGAGTTTCCTACTAAGGATAATAAGGTTGAAGGAGCTATTGAGATATACAAGATGCCAGAAAAGGATAGGTCAGGTAAGGTATTCAGTAACAGATACATTCTTTCTTGTGACCCATATGACGACGATGCCTCTGATACTATGTCATTAGGTTCTATTCATGTAAGGGATATGTTTCTTGATGAAGATGTAGCTTCATATACAGGAAGACCAAAGTTTGCTGATGATTTTTATGAAATAGCAAGAAGAATGTGCATATTCTATAATGGGTTGTTAAACTATGAGAACAATAAGAAGGGTTTATTTGCTTATTTCTCAAGGATGCATAGCTTATATTTGCTTACTGACACTCTTGACTTCCTTAAGGATAAGGATATGATTAAAGGGGCTCTTTATGGTAATAAGGCAAAGGGAACCAATGCTACGGCAGCTATTAATCAATATGGCAGAATGCTGATAAGGAATGACCTATTAAGGCCTATTACAACTATAGAAATGGTTGATGGAGTAGAAACAGAAGTTACTAAACCAGCCTTATATAATATAAAGGAAAGAGCCTATTTAAAAGAATTGATAGACTTCAATTCTGAAGGAAACTTTGATAGAATCTCCTCCCATATAATGTTAATGCTCTTACGTGAGGATAGGATAATCCTATATGGAGATAACATGGACGGAAGTAAGAAACAGGAAGACGACCCAGGATATCTAGGCAATGATACATTCTTTAAAAAGAATTATCAGAAGATAAAGTCAGTAAATTTATCAAAAAGAGGATGGAATGATTAATAAAGTTCTTAATGGGTTGTATAATAGAATGTTTTTACTTACTTTTGCAAGTAAAATTAAAAAGATATAATATATGGGAAGTGAATTTATAAATCTGCCTAGACAAACATTGCCTTTCTCTCAGAAGAATAAGAAATGGAGAAAAGCTTGTTTGGATTGGGCCGACTCTAAAACTTTCTTCAATTATAGTCTTGTTAGAAAATCTGTAGTTCACAAGAAGATTAATTATGATTTATTGAATGGTAAGCTTCATATGACTGATATGGAGCTTATCATCAATCCTAATAATATTCAGGCAGGATATATTCCTGATAGGATACAACATTATCCTATAATGAATAGTAAATTACAGGTACTTAGAGGGGAGGAATCCAAGAGAGTATTTGATGTAAGGGTTGTAGTAACAAATCCTAATGCAATCTCTGAGATTGAAGATAACAAGAAGAATGAATTGCTAGGAAGAATGCAGGAGCTTGTAAGTAATCAGAATTTATCTGAGGAGCAGTTTAATGAGGAACTGGAAAAGATAAATGACTACTATACTTATGAGTGGCAGGACATGAGGGAAATAAGAGCCAATGCTCTGTTGAACCATTATATGAAGGAATATAATATGCCTTTAATGTTTAATGATGGATTCATGGATGCAATGGCTGTAGGAGAAGAAATATACCAATGTGACATTGTAGGAGGGGAACCTGTTGTTAACAGGCTTAATCCTTTGAAGATAAGAATATTCAGGTCAGGATACAGTAATAAGATTGAGGATGCAGATGTTATCATACTTGAGGACTATTGGAGTCCAGGAAGAGTAATAGATACTTATTATGATGTCCTTACCAAGAAAGACATAGAAGTTATTGAGAAGACTCCTGATAACATAGGTCAGGGAACTACTGATTCTATGGATAACATAGATGAAAGGTACGGGTTTGTCAATAACCATATGTTAGGTGATGAAATAACTACTACTGATGGTTTCTATTTTGACCCACTTAATCTGTTTGCAGACTCAATAGGTAACTCTCTGTTGCCATATGATATGGCAGGAAACCTAAGGGTTCTTAGGATGTACTGGAAGTCCAGAAGAAAGATTAAGAAGGTCAAATCATATGACGCAGAAACAGGGGAAGAGGTATTTAACTTCTATCCTGAAACCTATGTAATTGATGAAGAAGCAGGGGAAGAAGAGGAAATATTCTATATAAATGAAGCATGGGAAGGTACTAAGATTGCCAATGACATTTATGTAAATATGAGACCTAGGGTTATACAGTATAACAGGTTAAGCAATCCTTCAAGATGCCATTTTGGTATTGTAGGCTCTCTGTATAATCTTAATGAAAGCAGACCATTCTCACTGGTAGATATGATGAAGCCATACAATTATATGTATGATGCTATTCATAGCAGATTGAATGATACAATGGCTAGTAACTGGGGTAAGATTGTTAAGCTTGATTTTGCTAAGATACCTAAGGGTTGGGATATTGAGCAATGGATGTACTTTGCCAAAGTCAATAAGATTGCTGTAGAAGATAGTTTTAAGGAAGGAGAAGTAGGGCCTGCTAAAGGTAAGCTCTCAGGTGCTCTTAATAACTCTTCTTCTGGAGTAATTGACGCTGAACTGGGTAATTCCATACAACAAATGATTAACCTACTTGAATTTATCAAGATGGAAATGTCAGAAGTCGTAGGTATAACAAGGCAGAGAGAAGGTCAAATGAGTAACAGGGAAACTGTTGGAGGAATAGAAAGGGCCACATTACAGTCCTCTCATATTACTGAATGGTTATTTATCCAACATGAGGATGTTAAAAAGAGAGTTCTTGAATGCTTCCTTGAAACTGCAAAGATTGCCCTTAAAGGCAGAAGTAAGAAATTCCAGTATATTCTCTCGGATAACTCTATGAGGGTAATGGATATTGATGGGGATGAATTTGCAGAATCTGATTATGGTCTGGTAGTTGATAACAGTAATGGAATGCAGAAACTTCAAGCTGAAATGGAGACATTAGCTCAAGCTGCATTACAGAATCAGGCTTTGTCCTTCTCAACTATAATGAAGATATATGGTTCTACATCATTGGCTGAGAAACAAAGGCTTGTTGAAAAGGATGAAAGGGATATTCAGGAAAGACAAGCTCAACAGCAACAACAACAATTACAGTCCCAGCAACAGATTGCTGAAATGGAGGCTCAATTAAGACAGGCTGAATTACAGCAGAAGGATACTGAGAATGTAAGAAACAATGAAACTAAGATTATTGTAGCACAGATATCCAAGAACTCTAGTGATGGTATTCCTGATGATGGATTCTCAGAAGAAGCTAAAGCCAACCTTGAAGAGAAAATGAGGGAATTTGATGAAAGACTGAAGCTGGATAAGGAAAAACTGACTCATGAAAAGCAAAAAAGCAAAGAAGAATTAAGTATAAAAAGAATGTCAAAAACAACAAAAAGCAAGTAAGTGAATGGAAACAAAGAAGATTATAAATAGCTCTAAAGAACCCAGTAAGGAAGTTCTGTGGCTAAAAGATAATAAACTATATAATTATGGCCCTAATGGTTGGGAAAGTATAAGTGGGGGAGGAGGCTCTAATGAAATAATTCAAATTGGGAATATATTAAATTTAACCAATGATTCTACAGAAGAAGAAATTATGGCAGCATTATCTCCCTTTACTATAAGGGAATTAGCCGAAAAACTTGCACAGGGTGATATTGTGCAAGTTTATGACAGTAATAAAGGAGCAAGATATCTTATTACATTATCAGCTGGTCAGGTTGATGCAGATGGCGATGCTGCTATAATAATATCTATATTTACAAATCCTATTATAAATTTTATTATTAGCGAAGTAGATGGGGCTATAGGTATTTATAAAGATGAAATACTTTTATTAGAGCAAAATTCAATACAGGATAACTTAACAACTACAAGTCCTAATCTACCCTTGTCAGCTAATCAAGGTAGAGTATTAAAGGGTTTAATTGATTCCAAAGTTATTAAATTTAATAAAGCTGAAGATTTGACCAGAACTTCTACGAGTGCTCAGATACAAACTGCATTAGGATTGAGTTCCTCCCGTAATATGAGTGCTCTGGTTACTGACCTTAGAAATGGTGCTATTTGTATAGATGTAGCAGCTACAGGCTATAAACATGTATTAGCTACTGCTAGGACAGATACAGCTATCGAATTGACCTTTGTTTCCCCAACACTGATTAAAGAGATTAGTGTAATACAAAATGGAAGCACATATTCATGTACTATAGTAGAGACTTCTCTTACTAAAACAGGAATAATGTTTGGCTATCTTATGGATTTGACTACAAGTTCTTCATCTAGTGATATTGAAATGGAATTGGGAACCATGTACTCGTTTAGTGAGATAGCAGAAATGGTCAGAATCCCTTCCAGGTATAATATATGTATGCAAGGAAGTGTGAGTAATGCACAGAAATCTTATATGATAATGGGTGAATCAAGCTCTGATACTATAGAAATGGGATTTATTGTATATGATGATATAGTAACAGCAGGAATTTCCACTGTTAGCTTATTCAGAATAGGTCTTATGTATAATTCAAGTGAGGGTACTGTATCCGTGAGATATGCTACAACTACTCCATTGATTTCATAATAGAAGAATATATGAATAAAATAGGAACACATAATAGCCTTAGTTACCTTAAGCCACAATGGTGGCTAAGGTTAACTGGCTTGGGGTTAATGGCTAAATGTCAGGAAGTACCAGTTGAACAGCAGTATAAATTAGGTGCAAGATTCTTTGATATAAGAATAAGATTCAGAAAGAATAAGGTAGTAGCTGCTCATGGAATGGCTACATTCAAGGATGTAGACTTGAACAGTATATTTACATTCTTTAATAGAAAGAAGGATGTAACCGTAAGGATAGTCCTTGAGAATCATATGTTCAGTAAGGATAAGACTAAGGATGATGCTAAGTTCAGGGATTTGGTATATGGAATGGTTAAAAAGTATAAGAATGTAACATTTACAAGTGGAATCAGGAAACGCCCTTGGACTATAATAGTCACTCTACCTGATAAGGTTGATTTAAGAGACTGCTATGAGCACTTTGAAGGTAATCAGATAAAGCTGCCAAGACCTAAATACTGGGCTAAGAAAAAGAATAAGGAATATTGGTCTCAAGTAGATGATACAGCTTATTCATTATTTGACTTTATAAATATAAAATAATATGGCAAGAGTAAGAAAGATAAAGGAAAATGAATTGGTAGGAGGAACAGCAGATGTTGAATTGTATCCTGTAACATCAGACCAGGCAGTTTTCAATAGTAAGAATGAAGCTCTGGACAGTGTACTTAGAAGAAGAGGAATTATAAACATATCTACAGAATATAATGATGGCCATGTAGTAACCCCTTATAGTCTGTCTACTGCTATCAAAGCCGTACCAGCAGAGGATAGGCAAAGAGGATTCATTGGGGAATTTGTCAATAGTAATGGAAACTGGATTACAGTAAGGTTCAATGGAGGAGATACAAGAACATGGGAAAATGTAGATGAATGGAGTCAGCTTCCTATTGTAGGAACGGGTGAGTTAGATACATTAAGTTATCCCAGTACCTCTCATGGTGTTTATCTCCTAACAGACCAGAATGGTCTTATAAAATATGGAATACTTGAAGTATATACAAGTGGAGAAGGTACAATACAGACACTTACTTCTGTTGCCAATCCTATAGATAAATGGGCAGTAGACCCATTAAGACCAGGAGTATATCAGAGAATCTATAATGATGGGATAGATATAGATAATGTTTATCCTGATACTGGGAAATGGTCAAACTGGGAACAGATTGAAGGAGTTGTATTTATTGAGGATTTAGCAAATGCCAATAGATTATTTAAGCTGGGAAATGGTAGATTCAGAGTAAGATGGTCTAAGGAAGCAGGTATGTATGCAGGCAATCTGTTTGTGGCAAATACTGTATTATACAGGCACTTTTATTTCCTCAGTCCTTTATTATTGGATGTTAATAACAATCAGTTTAAGCAGAAGGTTACCAGTAACAATAACTATATCTATTCTGCTACAGTTGCATTAGGAGGAACATGGACTCAACCTTGGACTAATATGTTAACTCAGGCAGAGCATAGTACCATTACTGACCTTGGACTTATAGATGATATAACAGCCCTTGATGATGTACTGGAAACTGGAGTATATTTATATGCATTACGTTCAGTTGGACCAGTTGTTTCAGGGTCTAATGAAAGATATATGTTTGTCACTAAGGATATAAGGGGAGGAGGCTCTTCTCAAAGAAGGACTATTGTAATCCAAACCCAGTTCCTAAGTGATGGTACAGTAGAAACAAGGCAGAAGATTAACAATTATGATTTTGAAGAATGGAAGAATCCTAATCAGAGTATTGCCCATGACTTGGGTACTATATCAGTAAGTGCATTGGATTCTTTGGTTGAACAGGGAGTATATTCATATACAATAGGTGAAGAAGGTAATATAGTTCAAGTTATAGTCACAGGAAATGCTACCTATAAACATATTAAACAAATCAGGACTACTGATTATATAGATTCTATGAAATCAGAGTTCTCTTATAGGTTTGCAGATTGGTCGTCTTCATCAGGTTATACTTGGACTCCTTGGTATCCTGATGGAAAAGCAGCAGGAAAAATCATAAATTGGAGTGGGGTTGCATTACCTGTTTCAGGTATTACATTTACTCCTGAGGTTCCTGAGGCTGTAGAAGAAGTAGTATTATTAATTGATGCCAATGGAGAAGGTATTTCTTTTGTTGGTAGAACCTTACAGATTATATCTGGAACTTATAGATATTATGCAGACTGGGTAGGCAGAGACTATTTTCAGTTAAATGGATATTCACCAACGGCAGGCTTTACGGCAGGCTTTACGGCAGGCTTTACGGAACAGGCTATATTCTTAGGTGGTTCTGATATATGGACTCTTAAACCTAATGGAAGGTTAGCTGTATCTACAGGAGGTTCAGGGAATAAAGTAATCTTCTTCAATAACATACTTAACTTAACTGAGAGTTCTACAGAGGCACAGATTACAGAAGCATTAGGTATAACAAGTGATAATACCTTTGATGATATCCTGAATGATATATTAAGAGGGGCATTTGTCTTAAACAAGATATCTGCTGATTGGGTTCAGAATTTAATAGGGAATGCCAGTATTACTTCTAAGAGACTGGAAGTTGGTGCAGGAACAGGTTTCACTATAATTATAACCTATTCCAATTCTACATATAAGGTTACTAAAACCTCCTCTATAACAAGAGAGTTATGTAAACTGGGGGATATTACAGTTCTAACAAATAATTCATCAGCTCAGGATATATCTACTGCAATAGGTATGTCATTTAATGATGTATGGAACAATATTAATACCCAGAGTTCTATTACTATATCTACCAGTAACATTCCTACAGATGGAACTGTAACAGATGTTATAAATGGTTCTACTGGTACAGATTCAGCAAGTAAGGATTACTTTAAGTTAAACTTCATATCCAACAATAACTTAGTGGAATTTACAGCCTATTATAGTGATGGTAATCCAGGGGATTATGGCTCATGTGTTGTTAACAAATATCCTATTAAGTTACATATAGAAGAAGGTACAATGTTTGAGTTTCCTATAGGGCTCACAGAAAGTTCAAGAATACCCATAACTACTGCATTAATGGAACCAGCTTATCTTGAAGTAAGACTTGCTTTTACATATACAGATACTGGTGGAGTTATCAGAGATTATTCATATCCTTCCTATAGGATATTTCTGGAAGCCAATTCTGAAGGTGTAAAAATGCAGCAAGTACCAATACCGTTTATGATAAACAGCAATATTTATGTTGCTTCATTCCTAGTAGTAGTCAGTATAGATACTTCTGCAACTGAAACTAATATTAACGTAGATAGGTTTAGGTTGCTTGATATATTAGGTTTGACAGTCAGTGATACTACAGGAATAGCATTAGTTAAATCTTCGGGTTATGTAGGAGCCAGAGGTAAAAAGAACTTCTGATAATATTTAAAAAACAATACACATATACTGCATATTAATATTATGATTATAGTATTGTATGCAGTATTTATTTTTCATATATTTGCATTAAAATTAGAATAATTATAACAGAAAATATAACAAATCAAGGTAAGCTGGTTAATTCATTACAAGTGTCCTTCTTAAAGGATATCCCAGCAGGTGATTTCAATCCAGGAATATACTTCTTAGTTAAGAATACGACAGATGAAAACATAACTGCACAAGTTAAACTTGGTAGTAGCAAGGAGTTTGTTAGCACTGTATTATACCCTGGATGGAATCCTGAACTTATTTTAGAGATAAAGGGTGTAACTGCTAATACATTACAATATGGCTACTGATATTAGAATAGGTGGTAATATAGCTATTACAGGTAGTAGAAGAAATAACGGTTGGCATGAACCACCATTTCCTGAATCCTGTCAATTCTTCATACCATTTACTGATTATACCAATGAAGATGTTAAACCAACAGGTATAGTCAAAGATATAAGCGGTAAAGGAAATGACTTCAAGTGTTTCAATCTTGCTTATGCTTTAAAGAGTGGATTCGGTGGATTTCAACAAGATTATAATTTAGCTTATAAAGGAAGTGGAATTCTTGAACAAACTACGAGTAAACTTAAACTTATTAATAGATTAGTAGGTTGGGGTTGGGTTACTAATTTAACGACAGATAATTACAATAATACTACTCCATATAAAGTTAATGTTCATTTTGAAGGTGGTTCAGGTGGCAAATTATTACTTCAAGTAACAGGTTATGCTACCGAATTATTTGAAGGAGAAAATACTATTTATCCTAATACCGCTTTTAATGGACAGACAATACAATTTTCTTTATACACATTAGATACTGCTAATCCTAGTATTGTTACTATTGAACAAATTCCAATTCAAAGAGGAGTTTGGCTTGATGGTATTGATGATTATCTTCAGAGTATTAATGCTCTAACAGGAACTAAAACTATTATTGTCAAGTTTAAGTCTTTAGCAGAAAGTAATGCTACTTCTAATTGTATATACGATAATAGAGTAGATGTAACGAATAGTAAAGGTTTTGCATTATCATTTACTCCAAGTAATAATGGTTCTGCATATTATGAAAGAAATACTTCTGGGATAACGAGAATAAATAATGTATTAAATGTTTATGCTGGAGCTAATGCCATAAAAGTTAATCAATTACTTGGTAAAACTCATGTTGCTACTTTAACTAATGATTCAGCGCCTACTGAAGATTTAAGAAATACTAATATAGGTTGTACTTATGCTCGAACATTATTTAGTAAATGTATTATCGAATGTATAGCTGGTTATGACAAAGTATTGACAGAAGAAGAACTACTTCAAGAATATCAAAGAGTAGAGTTTTATACTCTTCCTGAAAGAGATAAAATATTCCTTTATAGTAACTTTGCAGATAAGACTAACCAAGATACTGATTTTACTACTGCATATAATAGAAGTGGAGCAGGTGTTAATGGTACTTTAAATAATTTTGCTAAAGCTGGATTAAGTGGAGCTAAAGGGTATGCTTTTAATTTAACAGATAGATGGGATGGTGTTAGATGGACTAATGGAAGTTCTAATGACCATTATGTTCATGTCGATACATTAAAGATAGAAGATAAGAATCCTGTAATAATTCAAACGATTGGAAACAATATAGAAGTTGGAGCTAAAATTACTTATCCTGAATATTATATAAAAGTAACAGGTTTTGAACGTTCAAAAGATTATCTTACAGATACTTCTTATTTAGGTGTAGTTAATCGTATAGTTTCCGAAGGAGGTAATAAAGATATTACAATTCTTGGTAATATAACTAAAGATGGTATTTATAAAGTGCCTAGTTATACTAGAATTAATGATGGAGATTCTGATGATATTACTTATTGTTTCTTTAGAGTATATAACACAAACGGAGCAATAGGTGATAAACTAGACTTTGAAGTTGAATTACTTCCAATGTATGACGGTTCAGTAGTTGGTGATGGAATAGATGATTATATAGCTAATATTAATGTTATTCCTAGTAATACTAAAGAACTAACTGCTATATTTAAGTTTAGATTAACTCAAAGTAATTTTACAAATAATAATGGTTTATTTTGTACGACTTATGAAGATATTACTTTTAAAAATTGGATTTTAGTAACTTTTGAAGCAGGAAATAGAGTTAGATTTGGAAGAAGTTATCGAGGTGGAAATAATTATACTTCCTTTACTTTAAAAGAAAGTATAATTAATAAAGAATCTATTATAGTATATACAGTTAAAAGAGATAAGATTGTATGTTCCATAAATGGAGAAGAATTTAGTTTATCTAATCCACCAGAAGATATAAAAGATATCAATATAAATCTCTTTTATAGTATGTATGATAGAAGTAGATTCTTTAAAGGTGCAATATATGATTATATATTCCTAAATAAAGCATTGAGTAAATCACAAGTTGATAAGTATATAGAATACCTTAACATTAATAACAACAAGATACAATATGAATGAATATATTATAGTCCCGACAAGTATTCTTGAGGGAGTAGATAAGGAACTAGAATACAGACGTAAATCCGTTGATGGAGCACAAATGATACTTCATATAGAGATATATAATGAATTGTTTCCTCCTGTTGCTCCTCTAGCAGATGGGCTGGATGATAATCCAATAACATATCCATATTCTGTTTATGACCAAGATGATGCCCAAGAATTACTGTCAGGTAAGGAATGGACTAAAGAAGATAAAGAAATATGAAAGCAAAAGTCATTTATGTAATAGTATTGGTTCTCATGGGATTAAGCATATATGGTCTCTTAAGAAAGGTAAGCTCATTAAATGAGGAACTTAATACCAGTTATGCTAATATAAAAGCCTATGATTCTGAATTAAGTAATCAGAAGAACAGTAATAGAGTATTTCAATTAACTATAGAACAACTTGAATACTTTAATGATTCTGTACTTAATGAAATGAATGAAGTAAGAAAGGAATTAGGCATAAAGGACAAGCAACTTCAATCTATGGGGTATGTACTCTCTACCATGCAAAGGAAGGATACTATTACTATGAATGACACTATATTCGTAAGAGAACTTAATGTAGATACAATCATAGGAGATAGATGGTATTCAGCAGAACTGGGATTGAGATATCCTAACAAGATAATACTGAATCCTAAGTTTGTCAGTGAGAAATATATTATAGGTTCTTTAAGGAAAGAGACTGTAAAACCACCTAAGAAGTTCTTCTTACTCAGGTGGTTTCAGAAGAAACAGAAGGTAATGGAAGTAGAAGTAGTGGAAAAGTCTCCATATTCAGAGAAGAATAAAGAGAAATTTATACAAATAATAAAATAATTATGGTAGATGTATTAATTACTGGAGCTGTAGGACTTGCTACTACTATAGTGAGTAGCTGGATTTCATGGTATCTGGCTAGAAGAAAGTACAATGCAGAAGTAGATTCTAATGAGATTGACAATATCAAGAAGTCATTGGAATTCTATGAGGATATTATACGGGATAATAACAAGAAACTTCAGTTCTATATAAGAGTTGCTGAAGAAGACAGAAGAGAAGTTTATAGACTAAAGGGAATAGTCCATAGACTTCTGAATAATACTTGTTTGGATACTCAGTGTGTTAAAAGAATGTTTCTTACAGAGCAGCAAATAGCTGAAATATTGGGTAAAGTAGCCCATGAAGAAGATGAAGAAAAGGAGGAAATAAAAGATGAAAAGCTTCAATAGAACAATAGAAGATATAAACCCGCCATCAAATAAGAGTGACCTATGGATTAATCCTAAGGAGGACAGTCTTAACTATTATAATGGTGGATGGAAAAGTCTAGGTAAAGGTACTGGGACAAAAAAAAAGGTAATAAGTAATGAAGGCTCATTACCAGTTCTTAGATATACAAAGTCCACTATACCTGATATAGACGGACATTATGTAGTCAGACCTCCATATGTTAGTGGAAATCCTAATAGACAGCTCTACTTTAGAGATAAGAAGTTAAAGAGCTACACACAAAGGTTTATAGTTCCTTTTGAAGACTTAACTCCCTATATAAGTGACACTGGTCAGACCTTATACAAATATGTAGTATACTTAGATAAACCTGATTATATTCCTAGAGGATGTGAAGCAATCATTCCTAGAAATACTAATGGGAAGTTTAATGGAAATGATACAGTTATATTTGAAATAAATTGGGATGATAAATCAAAGAAGACTGAAGTATTAGTGTATAATATACACTATGGAACATGGATAAGTCCTGAATATCCCAATCATATTGCCTTTAGTGTATCATGGTTTGGAACAGTAGATATTAATTCAATCACTGTAGATAAAGTTTCTGCTAGACATCCTATAATGTTAACAGTTCATGGAGGAGAATTAGTTAGAGCATCTGTAGTCCCTGATGGGGAATATTATGAGCCTAACAGTAAATGTACAATGGGATTTGGGGACGATAAATGCCTATATAGTAATATTACAAGAGTATGTAAGACTTTATGGTTGTATACAGCTACTGGAAGAATAAGGGATTTCCTTCCTATAGAACCTAATAAGGCAAAAAACCATATAAGAGCCCCTCAAGGCAGGAGATTCTATAAACAGAAGAAAGTACAAGGGACAGATAAAGAAATTATAGATTGGAATTTATCAATTTATTTTAGATATAAAAACACTCCTACTATACCCCCAGGGTATTCAGTTAGCAGAAAAAAAAAAAATTCGTAGTAAATGTTATAGATACTAATATATTGGCTTCTAGGATAAATAATGGTACTGAACCAATTAGGAGATATTTGGTTAAGAGTCTTATGTTAGCGGGCTCCTCTGTAACTTGGGAAACATTTCGTAGGAATGTAGTAATCAAAAGGATTTAGTTATTAGGAATAACTATTCTATTTACTTACTTGCATACTTAAGATATAGTATGTATCTTTGCATCGTGGGTAAAGTTTGATGAGTTTATAGATTGGACGGTTAAGTTAGTGTAACGCTCTTCATTCTTCCCACTATTTTTAGAATATTCATACTACACCAAATTAATAAGATGAAATTACAAGTAATACGTAAATTTCAGAAAGAACAGTACACCATCAGCAATTTACTTGTTGATGGTTTGTTCTTTTGTAACATCCTTGAAGATAAGGATAGAGGACTGGATTCAAAGATGCCTCTTTCTGAAATTCAGAAGATTAAGGTTAGAGGACAGACTGCTATACCAACAGGCTCTTACGAGATAACAATGGATGTTGTATCCCCTAAGTTCAAAGATAGAAGCTGGGCTAAGTTCTGCAATGGGAAGTTACCAAGATTACTTAATGTCCCAGGGTATGAAGGAGTATTAATTCATGTAGGAAATAAGCCTGAGGATACTGATGGTTGCCTGCTCCCTGGATTCAATAAAGTTAAAGGACAGGTTGTAGAAAGTACAGCTACTTTTCAGAAACTATATAAGCTGATGGAAGCAGCAAAGGGTAAAGGTGAGAAACTAATTATTGAAATAACTCATGCCTGACGAACAAAAAAAAAATAGGATACTACTTTGGTAGACCGGTAGTTGAAGGGAGATTCCCTCCTACAAACAGTAATGCTGTTTGGAAATGTAATATAGTGGATTACTTATACTTTAATATAGGTAAAACAGAGAGTGGGACAGGAAAGAAGCCATTTACAAAAGAGGACTTTGATTCATTTATAAGAAGCCAAGACGTATACATCCAATCAAATATTAAGAATATGTACTTCCTCTTAGCTCTTATCAATGGAACTTGGAGACTTATATCTCTTGTAATGTGTAATCCTGATTCTACTATATATGAATTACATGACTATTCAAATTTTGTTAAAATGACTGACTTCTTAACTAAGAATACCAGATGGTTTATAGATTTGAATAATTTAACTAAATAAAGAATATATGGGAAGAGCTAAACCAATGATAGCCCCAGCAGGAGCTGCTTCTAAGAAGAGACGAAAGAAAAAATAATGAGTAGGAAGCTGGATTACAAGCTAAAATTATTATATGTTAAATACAGTCCAATGTTGATTTCATTGGCAATATTAATAAATAATATCTTAAGTTACTTTGATATTTATGTAGACTTCTTCAACTATGTATTTGGTACTTCTGTATTAACAGTTGGTCATATGTATAATAGTTCTAAGGTTTACAAATTTTGTAAATATCATAAAATGTTTATTCATTATATAGTGGTAAACATTATAGTGAATGCCATAGATTATTATTTTAATATTCCACTGAGTGATTTCCTCATTTTGCTATTGTATTTAATCTTAGCTGCTGTTTTCCTATTTCTTATATTGTATTATCATCAAAAGTATGGAGGGAGAAGGAATGATTAAAGTAATAAGGGATTACTTGGCAAAGATTATCAAGGATATTGATGCTGGTAATTCTAATATAACAGAAGACGATGCTATCAAGTTAGCTGAAACCTTAAGAGCATTTACTGATAAAGAAGTCAGGTTAAGCAAATATGCAGCCTGTAGATATTTGAATGTCAGTAGAGCAACATTTGACAACTATGTAAGGATGGGTAAGATTCCTAAAGGTTTAAAAGTAGCAGGTTTCAAAGAACTTAGTTTCGCAAAGAAAGATTTAGATTTATTTATAACTAAAATGAAGAAACAAAATGCCACGAATAAAAAGAACAACTGAATATGTTTCAAGGAATATGCCCATAAAACCTGCACTAGCTGTAAGGTCTGTTGACGGGGGGGGGGGCTCAAGATAATAGCTCTGTAGTTAAACGAATGACAGGTGAAGAATTCTATGAGTATATATGTGATAATATTGGAATGTATATGGAATATTTCCTTTCTAAAGACCCAATAGTTTTTGCAATATATAGACACGGAAAGTTTATAGAAAGATATAAAGGAGCCCAACTTACATACGATTACCAAGTACCTTCTAGCACAGCAGGCAAGTATGACACTTACCGTTATTCAGCGCTAAACAATACAATACCCATCCAATATATGATTGATACAGTAGAATTTAAGAAAGTATATAAAGGATTGTACTATGACCTTAATTCTGCTACTTTTCATGTTAATAGAAAACAATGGAATGATACTATTAAGGCTCAGGGTCTTTTAACAAATAATCTTTATGAAGCTGCGGGTAATGCTATGCTAATGGTATCAGCATATGATGATACTATAGAACTGGAATCTAGGCTAAATACTGAAGAAGAAAAGCTTCTTAAGACTCTTAAAAATAACTTAGTTAGCAAGAGCAAAGTCCAGTTAAAAGTGCAGAATGATAGAATTGCAACAGCTACAAAAAGGAATGATAGCTTAGATTTGTATGAAACTCCATTAAGTACATTTGTATGGTAATATGATAACACAAAAGAGGATGAATATCCCTATATTCGATTATAAGTTAACAGTTATAATCTTTGATAAATGGGAGGAAGTAAATCACATATTTAAAGGGAACGGTGTTCCTGGAACTACATTAGCTGACCTTGAACATGGTAATGCTATTGTAGGAATCTCATCAGTTAAAGGAGAAAACAGTATAGTACATGAGGCAGAGCATGTAAAGAACTTCTTATGGGACTATATAGGGTATGAACCTCAAGCAGACAATGATGAAGTAGATGCCTATTTAATAGGTTATATTTATAAGAAAATCAGAGAAGTATTTGATAAACATGATAGAGCAGCTCAATAGGGCTGCTTTTTTTTTTATACATAAAGTACCCTAGTAAGATACTGCTAAATTAAAGCCCTGTAACTTAAATAGTTATGGGGCTTTTAAGTAGCAATTGGTATATAATGGAATCTTATATAACTTTGTTCTTTGTAAGCTTACAGAGAGAATAAAATGATTAAATTAATTTCAAAATTGCTATTATGGAAATTATTGAAAAGGAAAAAGTAAAAGAGATTCCTGCTGCTGAATACTGTGAAAGATATGGTAACGGTTATAACAACAGAAGAGACATCAATGGTAAAGCTAATGCTGGTTTGACACTGGGTAAACTATAATTATGCTCAGTATAAATTCCCTTAATTGCTGGAAACTCCTCATATGAGGACAATCAGCAGCTAAGCCTTAATGTTCCAATTATACCATTGTATGTTCCAATAATATTCAATACCTTTGTACTTTAAAATTATATAATATGATTATAGGAATAGTTTATAAGTACACCAGTCCAAGTAACAAAGTTTATATAGGACAGACCGTTAATGAATATGAACGGAAACATGCTTTTCTTACAAGAGAAAAGTATGCAGGATATAAGATAGATAATGCCAGAAAGAAGTATGGACCTAGGAATTTCAAATATGAGATTCTTGAAAAACATGAGTATTCTAGTATAGAAGAGGCTTCCCAAGCTTTGAATGTTTTAGAAACTTATTATATAGGATTATATAACTCTTTTAAGAAGGGATATAATATGTCCCTTGGAGGGGAAGGCTCTCCTGGTTATCATCTGACTCCTGAACAAGTAGAAAAATGCAGAATTAGAATGTTGACTGATAATCCTTTTAAAGGAAGAAGACACACTGAAGAAACTAAGAAACTTATACAGGAAGCTAATAGTAAACCTGTCATTAAGTTAGACCCTTTAACTGATGAAGAATTAGCTGAATACTCTTCTGCTCTAGAGGCTGGAAAGAGTTTTGGAAAGCCAAGAGCTAACTCAGAAATAGTAAAAGTGTGCAGGGGGTATGTATCCCCATCAGGAAGACATTATAGAACTGCATTAGGGTATAAATGGAAGTATAAGGAAAGTTCAACGACTATCTCGAAAGAGAGTACATTACAAGCTGATGGTAATGGAAATGGGGAACCCTATAATAATATAGGTGAAGATATAGTCTCAACTTTATAGTAATATAAAGAAGTTCATAAGAGAACTGTATAGGTCTTGCAAGCCTATATGAAGATAATGATAATAGGTACTGCATTAGGTGCTTGGGCTTTATTTGGTACAAGAAGAGCTGGTTTAGGAGGCATTGGTGGGGGATTAACTGGTGGAGGTTCTACCAATATCAATGTGAATGGTATTGAAGGATATTCCAATGGTGTAAATGCTCCTACTGCATTCCAAGCTTGGGAAAAAGGATGTGAGGATACTCTTGCTTTACAAGGTGGTCTTTATAATTGGGCTTTGACCCAACAGAACCAGAGATTCCAGGATAGGCAAACCTTAGACCAAGAGTTATTTGGTGTATATAAATCTCAGATTGATGCAGACTTTGGTTTGTATAAATCAACAAGAGACGGGTTTGATATATTAAGTGCAAAGCAGAATCAAGATGCTTTCAACTTGTATAAATCTCAAAGGGACGGAGACGACAGTATCTTAAAGGAATTAGCTGATTTGAAAGCTCAGGTAGCCATTAATGCTGCTATCAGACCTTATCAGGATAAGTTAATCCAATGTGAGATTGCTGCTGCTAAGACTGCTGCTGCATTTAATGATGAGAGAATCATTAACTATGTAGATAAGCTTGATTGCAAGAATATCAAGGGAGTTCTTTGCCTTCCTGATAGTCCAACTATAACGGGTTATATGGGTTCACCATGTGCTTGTGGAGCCTATTATGGCAGAACAGCAAGCAGTGGAGATACTCCTGCTCAATAAGTTATAAGGGGGTATAATCCCCCTGACTTTTTTAAATACTAATTTTATTAATATGCTACCAGTGAATCAAGTAATATTAGGAGGTGGAGACCCACTATTAGGTACTACAATAGGCACAAGTATTGAGGAACAGTTGCAATTTCTTGATAAGCAGAAACAGCTTTTAGAGAGTGCAAGACAAAGGCAAGTTCAACAAGCTCCCCAGCAACAGCCCCCAGTACCTCAGAAATTAATCTGGGATGAGATTGATTCTGAAATATCACCTATGACAGATGAACAGAAAAGCAGACTGTTCCAGGATGAAGGATATGTAGAAACATATACTAAGTTACAGGAACTGGTTAATGCTGAAATACTAAGTCTGGTTAAGGGAAGAATAGAGGCAACTCCAGAGGGGAAGGAACTGTTAACCAATCAATTAAAGACCGTTAAGAGATTAAAGGGAAAGATAATTGAAGAATCAAACAGGGAGATGGAAATGTTTAGGAGATTCAGGGAGTTTAGTAAGACTCACCCGAATGTTACTTATGAGGAATTTATTAAAGATGGAATGTAATTATGGTAACTACACTTGAATTAACTGATAAATTAAGGTCATATTTAGTAACTCAGATAGAGTCTATGGCTAAAACCAATCCTATGATAAGCTTTATCAAGCCTCTTATAACAAGGGCTATGGACAAGAATTTTAGTAAGATTACAAAGACCTTGGACTTAATATCAGACAAGGATGGTAATATAGATATAGATGTCATACTATCTGAAATGATGGAAAGCCTTATATCGACTGAACCTTTTACCTTTAAGACAAAGTTTATTGGAGATATTGAGATAGGAGGGGGAATGATTAAAATGAATGTTCCTTTAACTGATAAGAGATTAGTGTTTAATCAAGAAGACTTAGAGAGTTTTAGAGAAATATTAACTTCTAAATAAATTATATATGGACGAAATTTTATTAAGGGAATATCTTAAGAAGAAAGGTATAGAGGGCATGAATGACAAAGAGTTTGAGGGTAAATTCAAGGAATTCATGACTGAAAGATATAATAGGGGAGGAGGTCAAATGGGTGGAAGTTCCAGCCGTAATCATAGAGGAAGTTACCTTGATGAAGAAGACCTTGAACTATTGGAAAGAATGCGCAGAAGGAGACATAATTCTCCTGAAGAATTTGAGGAGATATTCCTGGAATCAGGTAGAGGAAGTAAGAAAGAGATGGAATACATGCTGGACAAACTCTCAAGAATGAGTGAAGAAGACAAGCATAAGCTGATGAAGTCATTCAGTAAATCACAGAATGAGGAATCAGAACATTTTACTGAATCCTATGCAAGGTTCATTGTATCAGAAATGTATCATACAGAAAGTGGCAGAAAGTATGTAGGTGAAAAATATGATATGTATAAAGCCAAAGAAATCTGTGAAAGATACAGGGGAGTTATTCCAAGCAATGTTACTCATGTAGATGTATATGTAGCAATTAATGCTCAATACCATGATTATTGTGAACTATTTAAAACATGGTTCGGTGACAATATCGACCAAAAGATTATAGAAGCAGCTATAGTATTCTGGTTCAAGGATGTTGATTACAAGGGCAATAAATTATGGGAATACTTTAACGAGGAATAATATAACTGAGGGTGTAGTTAATATTCTACACCCTCTCTTTTTATATAGAAACTAACTAATCTTATTACAGCATAATAACTGTCTTATTTATCATGTTGTAGGCTATCAGTTTTCTAAGTATATTTGCAAAAGAATTTAAAAAGTAGGAGAAGAAATATATGGAGAATTCTTTAGAATTAGAAAACATTCTGGACTCAGATGCAATAGAAAACCTGTTTACAGAAGAAGCAGAAACACAGGATACTGTTCCTGAGAAAGAAACAGATAAAGATAAACCAACTACTGAGGTTGAAGACATAAATCCAGAAGATTTATTTACAGAAGAACCAGAGAGCGTAGGTAGTGAAGAAGATAAAAACAAGGAAACAAAGGAAGATACCAATTCTATAAAAGATGATGGTACTTCTCCCAAAGAAAACTTCTACTCTTCCATAACCAAAGCCTTAATAGAAGAAGGTATCTTCCCAGACCTTGATGATGAAACTGCAAGTAAGGTTAAAACACCCGAGGAATTTGCAGAGACTATTGAAAAAACAATTCAATCCAGACTTGATGAAAGACAGAAAAGGATTGATGAAGCCTTGAATGCTGATATCGAAGTAAGTGAAATAAGGAAGTATGAGAATACTTTATCTTACTTGGATTCTATCAAGGATGATGTTATTTCAGATGAAACCGAGAAGGGGGAAACCTTAAGAAAACAACTGATTTATCAGGACTTTGTTAACAGAGGATACAGTAAGGAAAGGGCTCAAAGAGAAGTTGAGAAATCCTTTAATGCTGGTACTGATATTGAGGATGCAAAAGAAGCTTTGGAAAGCAACAGAGATTACTTCAATCAAAAGTACAAAGGTATGATTGATGAAGCTAAACAAGCTGAAGCAGAAGAGATAAAAGAAAGAAAGAAACAGGCTGAGGACTTAAAGAAGTCTTTACTTGGTGATGAAAAAATCTTTGATGGAATACAACTTGATAGGAGTACCCGTCAGAGAATATATGACACCATAAGTAAACCTGTTTATAAAGACCCTGAAACTGGAGAGTATTATACAGCTATCCAGAAGTATGAGATGGACAACAGGGTTGAATTTATGAAGAAACTGGGATTAATCTTCACATTGACTGATGGATTTAAAACATTGGATACTCTCGTAGGTGGTAAAGTCAAAAAGGAAGTAAAGAGTCGTTTGAAAGAGTTGGAACATACTCTTAATAATACCTCAAGAACTTCTGACGGAAACCTTAAATTTGCCAGTGGAGTACAGGAAGACCCTGAATCATTCATAAATATGGGTTATAGTATAGATGTATAAAACATATTTTAATTGATAAATAAAGACAATTATGGCAGGTAAATTAGGTAAATTTCAAATGGTAGGCTTCCAACACTGGAAGGGTCTGACCAAAGAGAATCACTTAGGCTCTATTTTCCAGCTTGCTCCCCAGAAGGCTACAAACCTTATGGTACAGTTGCTGGCTTTTTATAGAGGAAAAACATTAGATACATTCCTGAATCAATTCCCTACAAGAGAATTTGAGGATGATAATGAATATTATTGGGATGTAATCGGCAGCTCAAGAAGGAATATTCCTCTTGTTGAAGCCAGAGACGAAAACGGAACTGTAGTTACAGAAGCATCAGGCAATGTTGGTGTAGGTACTGCTCCATTCTATCTTGTATTTGGAGAAGATTGGTTTGCAGACGGTGAAGTTATTGTAGGTCACTTGAATCAGGTATATCCTTTCAGAATCTTAGGAGACCCTAGAATGGAAGGAACCAATGCAGTTTATAAAGTAGAATTGATGGGTGGTAATACTACTGGCTGTCCTGCTGAAAGACTGTTAAGAGGAGAGAGATTCTCTATTGACTTTGCTCCTGTAGAAAAAGAACTTTCAAGGAAAGTTGGTGATGTAAGATTTACTTCTCCAGTTTCTATGAGGAATGAATGGTCTGTAGTTAGAATTCAGCATAAGGTTACAGGTAGTATGCTTAATAAGAAACTTGCTGTTGGTGTTCCTATTACGAAACCAACTGAAAGTGGTAAACTTGTTAAGTCAGTAGCTACCATGTGGATGCACAATGTAGACTTTGAAGTTGAAGCTCAATTCTCAGAATATAAGAACAATGTAATGGCCTTTGGTACTTCCAACAGGAATGCTAATGGTGAATACATGAACTTTGGTAAATCAGGTAATGTAATTAAGACTGGTGCGGGTTTATTTGAACAAATGGAAGTATCCAATACTATGTACTACAATAAGTTCTCTTTGAAATTGATTGAAGATGCATTGTATCAACTTTCTGCTGCTAAGTTAGATTTTGGTGACAGATACTTCTTACTTAAGACAGGTGAAATGGGAGCTATTCAATTCCATAAAGCTGTTCTTGATGTAGTATCAGGCTGGACTCAGTTCGTTCTTGATAATAGTTCTCTTGGAGTTGTAGAAAAGACTCAATCCAAGTTACACTCAAATGCTCTTTCTGCTGGTTATCAGTTTGTAGAGTTTAAAGCACCTAATGGTGTAAGAGTTAAAGTGGATGTTGACCCATTCTATGACGACCCAGTAAGAAACAAGATTATGCATCCTAATGGAGGTGTAGCTATGTCTTACAGATATGATATCATGTACATTGGTACTATGGACCAACCGAATATCTTCAAATGTAAAATTAAGGGAGATAATGAATACAGAGGTTATCAATGGGGACTTAGGAATCCGTTCACTGGGCAGAAGGGTAATCCTTATATGTCCTTCGATGAAGATTCTGCTGTTATCCATAGAATGGCAACTCTTGGTATTTGTGTCTTAGACCCAACAAGAACAATGTCGATTATACCAGCTGTTCTTGCAGCTTAACAACAAATAGGGAGGGACTTAGAACTCCCTCCTTTTTTTTTTATTTATATATTATAACGGAGAAGTAATATGGCTACAAAAGGAAAAGTAGAAGAAACAGTAGATTATAGTGCACCTGAATTTTCAGTAGATGATGAAACAGTATCAGAATTGCCAACTACAGAAGTAGTTGTTAATGAGAGAGAGGAACCAACTATTTATGATAAACCTCTTACGAGAGCTAGAGTTCAATCATCAGCTAAAGCAACAGTAAGTTGTCTTAGGAATGAGAAAATTACAGTAAGGCATATTCCAAGAGTTGGAATGGTCACTAACCCTAAACATATTTTATATGGGGGTATGGCTGAAAATGCAGTAAGAACCTTTACTGTACCTGTACTTAAATCAGGTATGTATGTTAATGTTCTCACAAATGAGGAAAAAGCATTCCTTGAGGAAATAATGGGCTTAGAATATGATGCCCTTAGTATTTATAGAAAGAAAGATAATTATTGGGATAATTTCCAGGTTCCCTTACATAAGCAAGATAATGTATTCAACCTGGCTTCTCCTGATGATTATATAAGATATAAAGTATTACTTGCCAATAAGGACTATATAGCACCTTCCATGCAGGAAATGGAAGACCATTTTAAAGCTACTTATCAGTTTGTCATTATCTCTGATGGAGAAGAAGTCAAGACTGCTAAGGATAACATGAGCAGTACAATGAGATGTTATAAGGAATTTGGTAAAGTAGAAAATGATGCAGATATCCTGAGAACCATCATAGAAGCTATTGATGGAAGACCTATGTCAGTTAACACTAAGCTAGAATTCTTACAGACAAAAGCAAACGAGCTTATTCAAGCTGACAGTAAGATGTTCCTTAGAGTTATTACAGACCCTATGTTACCTACTAAAGTATTGATTAAGAGGGCTGTAGAAGCAGGGATTATATCTAACAGAGGTGGATATCTTTATTTAAAGAGTGATAATTCTCCATTATGTGGACATAATGAAGAACCAGTATTGAATATTGCAGCTAAGTATTTGAACAATCCTAAGAATCAAGAACTTAAGTTTGCTATTGAAGCCAAATTAAAAGAATGACATTACAAGAATTTAGCAGCGAGTTTGATATAAACTATAACAATATTATGTCAAATGCAGCTCCAGGACTTACTGAATATGAGAAATCGGTTCTCCTGACAGAAGCTCAGGAGCTGGTTGTTGTTGAATTATACAATGGGAGGGATGTAACTGGGACATCTTTTGAACAGACAGAGGAACTGAGAGAATACTTAAGTGCTCTTGTTACTTCTACAAGTAAAACTTCCTCAGATATAATCAAGGATTATCCCAACCCCATTTCCCCTGATTCTAAAGTCTTTGGTATAAATGACCTGCTTTTCATACTGTATGAAAGTATGACTATTGACAGTCCTTATCCATGTTTAAGTGGAAAGGAAATACCTGTCGTACCTGTTACTTTAGACGAATATTACAGAGTAAGTAAGAATCCTTTCAGGGGAGCAGGGGAAAGAAGGGCATTAAGATTGAATGCAGCCGATAAGATAGAAATAGTAACTCCTTATGATATATCGAAATACTATGTAAGGTATCTTAGAAAGCCTAAACCAATCATACTGGAAAGTTTACAATCCATGAATCTTACAATAAATGGAGTAAGTTCTGCCTCAGAATGTGAACTTAATTCAGCCTTACATAGACCTATTCTTTATAGAGCAGTTTCATTAGCTCAGGAAATGATGTATCAGAAAAAAGGATAAATAAAATAAATAACACTATTGTTTAATTAAACACCAAAAATTATGGCAGTTTATAGTACAAATCAAGCCAGACAACTTTATGTTGCAAAAGAATTAAAGACAGATAATCAATTACTTCCTACTGATGCAGTAGGTTCTATTTTACCTAAAGCAGATACAGCTAAGAACCATATGTATCTTGAATACATGGGAGCAGGAGGTATGACAAGAACAGACCTCATTGATTTAAAGACAGTGATGTATGCAAAAGCTACTTCATCTGAAGCTTTAGCTCATCCTTTAGCATTGCATCATGTAGTATTAGACCCTGATGTAAATACAGGAGCACCCGTTGCAGGACAAGATTATATCCTGAGACTGTTCTTCAGACATTATGTAGGTCAATCTGAAGAAGATACTTATGTAAAATATGGTATGGTTCATGCAGGAGTCGGTATGAATGCTTCAAACTTCTACAAGACTTTAGCATTATCATTGGTTAAAAATATGTCAAGGGATGATGTACCTTTGGTTAAAGTATATTTGACTACAGCATCAACATCTGTTGAAGTAACCAATGCTACAAAAGAATCTGATTTAACAGGTACTTACACAGGATTGAATCTTGAAGAAGTAGAACAAAAATGGGTATTGGGAACTATGCCAGTAGCATATATTCCATTTACTGTACAATTTGTTACTGTTCTTGTTGATGGAGACGATGTTATTTGGGGTAAAGTAACTAAGATTGCTTCTACCAATTCAGTAGAAGATGGTAAGGAAATTGCAGACCTTGAATACTTCTGTATGGGTGAAAGAGGGGACATTTACAGAGGAGTAGGTTTCCCGAATATAATCAGGACTACTTATCTTGTTGACCCGAGTAAGAAATATGATACATTGGATATCCACTTTGCATATGTTGGTAGCAATGAATCAGTTCAGAAATCTGAGAAAGACCTTACTATTGTTGCAGAGGATGATGGCAGTCATACACTAATGAATGCCTTAATTACAGCTATCAATACAGCTAGTGGTCTTAATATTACAAAATTAACCTAGTCTAATATAAAGGGCACTTAATTGTGCCCTTTTTTCTTTAAAAAAAAAAAGAACATATGATAACATTTAATGAACTACGTATAACCCCTGATGGCAAAAGGTTGATTATAGATGCATCAGTTAAGGATATGTCTTATTACCAGAATGTATATATAGACAAAGTGGTAGTAGATTCCCAAGGGACTTATGTGGATAACAGGCCATCAAGACATCCTGTGTATACAACAACTGTAACTGGTAATAGTAAAAGAGTACAACTTGTACTTGATGATTTGGTTGAAGTTACAGTTGAAGACAATATGTTCTTTGTGTATGTTATAACAAAAGGAACTCCATCAGCTGATACTCCTGAGGGTATGAATAACCAGACTACTATAGGAGTAGCTGTCGATTTAAGTAAGGTATATAATACAAGTATGTGCAGTATCAGACAGATAGAATGCTCATGTGAGATACCTAAGAACTTTATAGAGTCTATCTTAAGGATAAAAGCTCTTGAACTTGCAATCAGGACAGCTCATTATACTCAAGCCATTAAATATTGGAAGAAGTTCTTTATGTGTAATACTGAAGAAGGTGAATCTTTAAAATGTAGATGCAATGGGACAACTGGCTGATATTTCATATGATTCAATAGTAACCTACTTTAATACTCTGGCTGCTCTTGGATACAAAAGCTATAAGAGTGTAGACAGGCTATTGGTACTATACTTTATTGAAGAATTACTTGATGGAACTTACAAGGATTTCATAACTGAGGAGGACTATAAATCTATCACCAATGCTCTCTATTGTTTGTTTGGAGTAGATTGTTTATTACCATTCCCAGAGTATATATCCAATACATTATCATATAATAACTTCATAGGAATGATGAAGGATAATTTGGAAGTAGTATGATGCTTACTTTATTAATAAAATGTTAAGAGTCTTGCTTATATAAGATTAAATACTTATATTTGCAGGACTTTTTAGTTATTAACTAATAAATAAATTTATGAATACATATAAAGAAATTGTATATCTGGTATTGGATGAACTTAAACTTACATCTGATGATGCCAAGTTTACAGAAGACCATATTATGTTTCTTATGGATAAGTACAGGCCATTCTTACTTAAACAGAGATACTCGGATATAAAGAAATCAATTCCTGAAAGTAACTATCAGACGGCTTGTTTGGATTTAATTCAGGTTCCAGCTATATCAGGAGAACCCTGTGAAGGAGGATGTTACTTAAGAAGTAGAGAAAAGGTTCCATTTATAATGCATATAGGCATTCCAAGAGTGTATCCTAAGGATTATTTTCAAGGTGAAATAAGCTATATATCAAGGGATAGAATGAGATATGTAGGACACAATAAATACTTGCAGAATATTATATATGCTACTCTAGGCCCTGATAATTACCTTTACCTGAAATCATCGAACCCTCAATATGTGCATCTTGAATCAGTGAGGTTCACAGCAGTATTCTTGGATGCAAAGGATGCCTATAAGATACAATGCCATTCTGAGGAAGAGAATTCCTGTGACATACTGGATAGTACATTCCCTATTGAAGATAACCTTATTCCCCCTTTGGTAGAACTCATAGTAAGGGAACTTACTGCTCCTGTATATTCTCCGTCAGATACAGACAATAATGCAGAAGATGATTTGTCTGGTCTTTCCTTAAGAAAGTCTAACTGATATGGATGGTCAGGTAAGGGAGAATAATATAAGCCTGGGGGAATTCAGAGATAAAGTTCTGAAAAGGTATGGAGGCAATAAACATTATAAGGTAACAGGCTCTTTAGGAGTATATGATGCCTACAAGTATATCAGAAAGAATAAATGGTTCAATATAGGGAGACCATTAAAGGAGAATGAATTCTATAGCATTATAAGAAGAATAAATGACCTTCTTGCTGAGAATCTTATAAATGGGAGAGATATAATTCTACCATATGCTATGGGTAGGATTGAATTAAGAAAGAACCTTCCTTCAATTAAGATTAAGAATGGAAAAGTAGTAGCTAAGGTTCCCATTGATTGGGATAGGACATTAAAACTCTGGTATGAAGATGAGGAAGCCTATAAGGAAAGAACACTTGTTAAAATGGAGGAAAAAGAATACTTTAAAGTCTATTATAACAGGATTGTAGCTAAATATAATAATAAAGCCTTTTATGAATTTATACCTAATACTTTCATAAAGAAGGCACTAAAAGATAGAATAAAGGAAGGACGTTTGGATGCCTTCCTTATTAAAAGATAAGACTATGGTAAATAATATTCAATGGATTAACATAAGAGAGATTGCAAGCAGGCTGTTAAGGCATCCGTTAATGCAGGATTTATCACTCGAGACAATAGTGCAATATACTATTGATTTCATACATACTATGGGAATGCCTAAGATTTACATTGATAAAGTACAGACTGTGGAAATAAGCAATTACAGAGGAGCTTTGCCCTGTGACCTTATTGCCATTAAACAGGTAAGGGATTGTAAGGATGATATATGTATGAGATATACTACTGACAGTTTTCATACAAAGGGGAATAGTAGTAGAGGAGAGAAGACTTTTAAAACTCAAGGCAGGCTTATATATACTTCCTTTAAGGAAGGGACAGTGGATATATCCTATAGGGCTGTACCTATAGATGAGGATGGATTCCCACTTATTCCTGATAACAGTTCCTTTGTAAAAGCATTGGAACTTTATATTAAGCAGGAATGGTTTACCATATTGTTTGATATGGGTAAAATACAACCAGCTGTATTACAGAATGTACAGCAGGATTATGCATGGAAAGCAGGACAATGTATGAGTGAGTTTACTATACCTTCTCCTTCTGAAATGGAATCTATAACAGGACTTTGGAATCAGCTTATACCGAGAGTTAATGAATTCAAGAGAGGGTTCAAGGATTTGGGTAATAAGGAATACTTAAAGATTAATTGATATGCAGAAGAATATACTCTTTAAATTAAAAGGAATGCAAAGGGACTTGAGTGTTTCTGCATTTAATCCTGAATATGCATATGAGGCTCACAATATAAGGTTTATGCCTACTGATGAGAGTACCTTACTTAGTGCAATCAATGAGAAAGGTAATCTGTATTCCTACATTAATAATGTAGGATGGGGATTTGCAGGTACTCCCATTGGTACTGGAGTAGTAGATAATAATCTTGTTGTATTTACATCAGGGGATGTAACCTTAGATAATATAGAAGGAGTAGAAAAGGATGTACCTGATATATCTATGACTCCTTTTGATACCAGAACTATCGGTTATAACAGACTTGATAGAATATACAGGGTATGGCTGGACAATAATATAGCTAAAGGAAAGCTTTTATTTACTGGAGATTTGAACTTCTCTACAGCCAATCCTATTGAAACATTATCCCTTTACGAGAATGAAGAGCTGAAAAAGATATACTGGGTTGATGGAGTAAACCAACCTAGAATGATTAATATAGAATCGGATAATGATACAATATCAAGATGGAATAATGATTCGTTTGATTTTGTTAAACCTGCAAGGACTGTCAGGGTAACTGTAGAGCCTGTAAAGGTTTCTGGAGAATTTCCATCAGGAGTTGTACAATATGTAATTACTGGCTATAATAAATATGACTCTGAAAGTAATATACTAGGTACAACTGAAATACTGTATATAGCCTTTGAAGATAGAGGAGGTTCCCCTGAGGAAAAAATAAGTATGGGATATAGCCTTAACATATCCAACTTCCCTGCCCAGTTCAAGTATTGCAGGGTATATAGAATAATGAGAACCAGTTTGAATGGTACTCCTACAGCCGACTTAATACATGATAGTTTTGCTGGGGGCTCCTCATTTACTATTACGGATGCTGGGGGCTCCTTAGAGTCTGTTGACCCTACAAATTTGTTATTTGTAGGAGGAGTAAGGGTATCCCCATATGCAATATCCCAGAAGGATAATACCTTGTTCTTAGGTAACTTTAATCTTGTAACAAGATTGCTTGGGGATGTATCAGTAACAGGGCTTGGAACTATGAAGGAACTCTGCCGTAGAATAGCAACAGGAGTTACAACTTCTGATGAATTGACTATTTCTGCAATAAGTATATTCAGTGATACTGATTTTAATTTTGACAGTAACATATTCTATGATTATAAACCTCAGACTTATGGAGCTCCTGTACGATATAACAGAAAGGGATTCAAAAGAGGAGAAGTCTACCGACTAGGATTCTTTGGCATAAATAAATATGGGGAAAGGTCAGAGGTCATGTGGATAGGAGATAAGGAAGAAACTGTTGCTCCATCCTTACAAGGTAACAACCTTTTCATTCCAGGCTTTCAACTTACAGTAGGGGAAACTGTCCAATCTGCTATGCTTGAAGCAGGTTATACTCATTTGGTTCCTGTTGTCTGTTACCCTGAATTAAAAGATAGGAATATTATAGCTCAGGGGATTGTCAGTCCTACAGTCTATAATATAAAGGATAGATACTCTGGAGTAAACGACTTTATGTCTTCATGGTTCTTTAGATTCAGTGACGTTCCTTATGACTCTCCTTTGGTCAATATGGGACTTACCCCCTATCAATATTTACATAATTGTGGAATAAATAATACTGTTATAAATATAACAGAAGATGCTTGGAAGAATAAAGCTAGTTATATGGAACCATATACCACAGAGGTTAATACTTCTTCAACATTCGGTATATGTTCTCCTACTTTATATAAGTTGGATGCATCATCCGCTTGCCCTGATAGCTTTATAGGAAATAAGATAGGAGCTACTAATCTAGTAGGTCTTATAGGAGAAGATTTCATAGTAGATAGTTCAGTAGTTACATTTCATTCTCCTGATATAGAAAACTCTGAAGAATTGTACAATGCAGATTTTTCTGATTTGAAATTTAGAATAGTTGGGTATACAGAAGCTATTAGTGATAAAGTAGATATTGACTTTACTGTAAAGAATACAGGAAAATGGCCTGATGCCTATAAACTGCCTCCTGTCAATACTTACTGGAATAAGTCTGTTCCTACGGTAAATGATGGCCCTTTTATTCCAGCGACCCAAGCTTTATGGATTGATGAAGCATATACTAAGGAGTTAGCTGATGGAAAATTATTAGCTTTTGGTATATATCCCTGGCAAAGAACTGGCAGTGTAAATGACTGTACTACCTCAGAGGGGGAAGATAAGAGAACAGCAACTTTGGACAAGAAGAAAACATCAAGGATTGTTTTCTGTAATAAGTTCAAATACTTTGGGAACGGTAATCAATGGATTCCTCCTTATGGGAATAAGGTTGGTCTTTTTAATTACTCTGAGAACCAGATATTGAAACTTAAAAGAGAAGATTTACCTAAAAAAGAGTTATTATATAGGGGTAATGTAGATTCAGTATATACTATGAATAGTGTAGACCCTGATGAAGGTGCTGTATATACTACTGATACTTCAGAAGCTACAAGCTGGAGTGGGTCAGATTTAGCACATGGATGCTTTAATAAGAACAATCTAACAGCTATTATTCATAGAAATATGGATTATCCAGTTGCCTTTGTAGGCCCAATAGATAAAGACTCAAAAAAAATTGAGTTGACTGTCAGTAGTATAATTGGGATGAAGATGGAGATAAAGACTGGTACAGCAGAGAACCCTGTATACCAAAGAGTATATGCTAAAGACCCTGTTCAGATGAAATATAAATCTACCCCTCATGCTGTCATATCCTTTAATCCTTACTGGACTGGTTCAGTATGGCAACAGGTTGTACTTCCAGCAGGGTTTAAAGTGCCCAAGAGAAAAATTATGACTGGATTATTTACTCCATTCTATAATTCTACTAAGCAGTATGTAGTAAACCAATACTCTATGCCTAATGCAAGTTTTTATCAAGAACCTGCTACTAGTTCACTCAGTTTAGCCTTAATATGGATAGGAGAATTATATAGGGATAATATACAATCCTCTACCAGATTTGGAGGTACATCAGAAGCCGATGTTGCCAATAACAGATGGGAAGTCTGTGGGGAACCAGTAGAACTTGATTCAGGTTATGATATATCCTTGACTTATAGAGTAGGAGATACTTATTTTGCAAGATATGACTGTCTTAAAACCTATGCCAATAGTCAGGATGATATGAATACTCTTGTTGATATTACATCAACAATGATTGAATCAAGAGTTAACTTGGATTCAAGGTATGACAGGAACAGGGGGCAATCAAGTAATCTTAATATGAGTCCTCAGAACTTCAATCTGTTTAATCCTGTATATCAGCAAAGGAATAACTTCTTCAGTTATAGAACACATGATTACAGTGCTATAAACCTGAACAGATTCCCTAATATGGTTACATGGACTAAGACCAAAACTTTGGGTGAAGGCATTGATACATGGACTAATATTACTCTTGCTTCCACATTGGATATGGATGGGGATAAAGGGCCGGTAAGAGCTATCAAGAGATTCAATAATGAACTTATATCTTTTCAGGACAGGGGAATAAGCAATATAATGTATAACAATGTTACCCAGATAAATTCTGCTGAGGGAGTTCCTATTGAAATAGCTAACAGTGGAAAAGTAAATGGTAAGAGATATATGACCAATGAATTAGGCTGTACTAACAAATGGTCTATATGTGAAACACCAAATGGCTTATACTTTATTGATGATATAACTAAGGGTATATACCTGTTCAATGGGGAAGTAGCCAACCTTTCTGATAAGCTTGGATTCCACTCTTGGATTAACAGCAGGTCTAAGGAAGTGGCAATATGGAATCCTTCAGATTTCAAGAGCTTTGTTACCCACTATGATAAAATAAATGGGGATGTATTCTTTACCAGTTCTAATGAATGTTTAGGATTCTCAGAACCTTTAGGGCAGTTTATGTCATTCTTTAATTATGAGAATGTTCCTTATATGAATACTCTAGGAGATACAACATTATCAATCAGGAAAGATTTCCAATATAGAGAGGAAGACGTATATAAATTATGGCAGCAGAATAAGGGGGAATATAACAGATACTTTAATCAGTATCAACCATTCTCTGTAACAGTCATAGCTAATCCTGATGAACCATTGGATAAGATATTCAATACAGTAGAGTTCAGGGCTGACTCTTATAGGGGCTCTGATGATGCTCTTATTAGTACAAGAACCTTTGATACTCTTACTGTATGGAATGAATATCAGAAAGGAACAGCTAATCTGCAAATGATATCGGGAAGACCTTCTACCATTCAAAAGAAGTTTAGGATATGGAGGGCTAATATCCCTAGGGATGATAAAAACCACAGGGATAGAATAAGGAATCCTTGGGCTTACATTAAGCTATCTATGGAGACCGCAAATACCAATAAGACTGTACTTCATGATATGAATGTCTATTACTTTGAATAATGAAATAGCGGGTAGGTAAATTAATAATTTATCTGTCCGCTACTTTTTTATATAATAGTTTGGATAAGTAAAAAAGATTAGTTACTTTTGTAACCAAAATGATATAACATGGCTAAGAAAAAATATAGAAGAATTAATAACAGATTAGTTAATATATATGCTGATGGTTCTATATTAGGGCAGTCTACTTATGGTATGAGTACAGCCCCTACTAATACTCAAGGGCTGACTATAGGAGGAATGGATGGTACTTACAAAGCTACAAAACCAAACAGTATGTCTTCCTTTGGAGTAGGAGATGCCTTAGGGGTAGCCTCTGGAGCCTTAAATATAGCAAAGGGAGCTGCTGATAGTGCTAAAATAGCTGATACTTCTGCTATTGAAGGCAAGATAGATTTGCAGAAAAGCAGAACATTTGATGCTGATTCTACAGATGATTTACTTAATCAATGGAACTCATTCAGTACATTGGATAATGTAAGTTTCAGGGATGTAAGAGGAAAAAGTGGAGGACAGGCAGCAGCAGAAGCTGGTACTGCTGCTTTATCTGGAGCATCTGCTGGTATGGCTTTCGGCCCTATTGGAGCAGGGGTAGGAGCCATAATAGGAGGACTTGCATCAGGTATAGGCAATCTGTTTGGAAGAAGGAAAGCAAAGAAGAAAGCTTCAAGGCTTAATAAACAAATAAAGGATGCTAATATGAGGGCTGTATCAGCTTTCAATATGTCTGCTGACAATTTAAGTACAGAATCAAATTGGGATGCAGAAGCTAACTATGCAGCATATGGAGGGCCAATATCTATGAATTATACAGGAACAATGTCTCCTTTTGGTAATAGGTTTGCCAAAGGTGGGGGAATACATATTAAGAAAGCCAATAGGGGTAAATTTACAGAATACTGTGGGGGTAGGGTAACTTCTGAATGTATAGCAAGAGGTAAAAGAAGTTCTTCTCCTGCTGTAAGAAAGAGAGCTACATTTGCTCAGAATGCAAGAGGTTGGAACCATGCAGAAGGAGGCCCTCTTGAAGATAACTATGTTATACAAGGAGATAACATACAGTCTTATGCTCCTTCAATTGATGAACCTATAGAGAGGGTCATATCCTCTAAAGACAGAGTAAGAGTCCCTGCTGGAACTAAATATTCTGATTTGACCCAAGAACAACAGATGGCTTTAGCTAATAGTGATATGCTAAACAAGGATTTACCTTTAGAGATTGTAAGTCCTGAGTTTGATATATTAACAGGGCTTAGAGGTCTTAATAATCTTCCAAAAGGTTTCCTGAAAGGAAATGGAAAAGTAAATACAGAAAGTGGAAAATACTATAGACAAGTAAGAAAGATTGATAAAGGAATTGAAAGAGCTAAGAGCAAAGGGGTTATTGATACTAAACCTCCTACGATAACAGAAGCTCCTAAAAAAGGTATCCAATTACAAAGGAAAACTAACTTTGATGTTCCATTCTTTTCTGAAGATAATTTATGGTATGGGAGAGACCCCCAATATGATATAATTGTTGGTGGAAATTCTCCAGGTCTGGAATGGATGCCTATAACTAAACATGGTGGATTCAGACCTGATGTAAAAGATATTAAGGAAGCCTATGTGAGAACTACCCCACTGGTAAATGGTCAGCCTAATTTAGCACCATCTTCTGCATTTGAATATTATAGGCATTATCCAGGATTGGGAATGAGAAATGTTACAGAGGGATTTCCTACTCCTCCAATAACTGGATTGAATACTCTGTATGAGAGTAATCAAAAAGCATTCGGAGGAGCCATTGGAACACATGGTGGAGACTTCTCAAATGGAGTAATCTTCATAGATAATGGGGGAACCCATGAAGAAAACCCTAATGATGGAGTACAGATAGGAGTAGATGAACAAGGTACTCCTAACCTTGTAGAAGAAGGGGAAGTAGTATTCAATGATTATGTATTCAGTAATAGATTAACAGTACCAGATAGTGTGAAAAAGAAATATAAATTAAGAGGTAATACCTTTGCAGATGCAGCAAAGAGTGTTCAAAAAGAATCTCAGGAAAGACCAAATGACCCTATAAGTAAGAGAGGACTTGCAGCTGGAATGGCTAGGCTTGTAGCTGCTCAAGAGGACATAAGGGAAGCTGAAAGTGGTAATAGGTTTGATGAAGGTGGCCCTACTAAAGCAAGAGCTGCTGCAAGAAGGGATAGAGACCCAATAGATATGGACAAAACCTATACTGATATAAAGTTACCTGCTAAATCAAAGAAAGACGGCTGGGGTATTGGACTTGACTCCCTAAGATATGCACCTGTATTAGGAGCTGGAATAGGAGCTATTACCAGTCTGACAAAACCTGATTATGGTAATGCTGAAAGAATAGAGCATTCAACTGATAATCTTAGTGAAGTAGGTTTTAATCCAGTAGGGAATTATTTGACATACAAACCATTGGATAGGAACTACTATCTTAATAAGTTAGCAGGAAATGCAGGAGCAACAAGAAGAGCAGTAGTAAACCAATCAAATGGTAACAGGGCTACAGCTACAGCTGGAATACTTGCAGCAGACTATAATTATAATGAGGGATTAGGAAACCTTGCAAGACAAGCGGAAGAATATAACCTTAACCAAAGGCAACTCGTTGAAGGATTTAACAGAGGTACTAATCAGTTCAACTCTGAGGGAGCTTTAAAAGCTGAAATGGCTAATAAGGAAAATGATAAACTCAGGGTACAATCTGCACTTGCAGGAGCTCAAATGAGAGAAGGAATTGATGCAAGAGTTTCAGCATCAAGAAGTGCTAACCTCACCAACTTCTTTGATTCATTAGGAGATATAGGAAGAGAGGAATTTGCAAGGCATATGATTAAAACCAACCCTGGATTATATTATACTGTAGACAGTAGGGGTAATATAACTTATACCAATAAACCTACTGAGGATTCTAAATCTACAGGTAAGAAAGAAGGAAAGAATGGTGGATATTTATTAACTAAAGGAAGAAGGAGGAGATAATATGGCAGCAAATACTATTGTAATAGGCTCTAAGTTCAAGCCATTCTCCTATGCTGAAATGCTTCAACCTGTACAGGCAGCAACTGAAGCCCACCAAGCTGTTGAAGAGCAATATGCAGACCTTGCAACTAAAGCAAGTGTGTGGGAACAAATGGCTAATGAACAATCAGACCCATATGCCTACAGCTTATATAATACATATAGCAAGGACTTGGCTGCACAGGCTGAGGAACTTGCTAAGAATGGATTAAGTCCAGGCAGCAGACAGAATATGAATAAAATGAGGAGCAGATATTCTAAGGAGATAGTTCCTATTGAACAAGCTTATACAAGAAGAAAAGAACTTCTTGATGAACAGAGAAAGGCATTATCCCAAGATAATACACTGATGTTCAATACTGATGCTTCAACATTAAGTCTTGATGATTTGATAAAGAATCCTTCATTATCCTATCAATCATACTCTGGTGCTTTAATAAGCAAACAAGTAGGTACTGCTGCTTCAAATCTTGCAAAGGAAATGAGGGAAGACCCAAGAAAATGGAAGGGGATACTTCAAGGACAATACTTTGAAACAAGGATGAAACAAGGATACAGTCCTGAGGAAATTATACTCTCGGCAGCTAATGACCCATCAGCTCCTCAAGAGCTTAAAAGGATAGTCGAAGATGCTATTACAAGTTCTGGAGTACGTAATTGGGGTAATCAGGCTATCATAGACAGAGCTTATCAATTTGCCCATCAGGGATTATGGAATGCCATAGGGGAAACCAAGTATCAGACATTGCAGAACCAAGAATACTTAGACCCGATAAAGAGGGCTAAACTTAATGCAATGGGACAAGATAGTCCAAGATTGCCGTATAGAGCTATTCCTAAGACAAAGGTTGATGCCAGCATAGATACTTCAAGGATACAGTCTGATATAGACTTCATCAAGGAAGTAGCTGCAAGCAATGGGGAAATCCTTAAGCAGAAAGCATATAAGGAGAATCCTGAAACAAGATATTTCTCTCCTGACCCTCAAGGTGGCTTTACGATGTCAGCTCCTACTGGATTAGATGGTAAGAGGGAAGAATATTATCCTAATGTCGACAGGCTGAAAGAGATTACTTCAAGGCTTGGTACTACCAATCCTGACCAGATAGTTGCAGCTTTGGAACATGAACTTAAAGGAGCAGCAGTAAGAAGCTTCAACTATGCTACAAACTTAGCTGACAATGAACCTTTGAATAAAGTATTCAGAGAGAATACCAGAGCTCTCATTGATGAGAAGAAATCTCCTTTATATGAATATGACGACGGAAGAAAAGGAGACCAGTTAAGCAAGAAGGAAGCTGATAAGATAGTAAGTGAAATCAAGGATGAAAAAGGCTTTATGATGTTAGACCCTGAAACTAATTCCTTAATATACAGTTATGTGGATAATGGGGAAAGTAAGAGGGTAATTGTAGACCCTGAGGTACTCGATGATAAGGACAGAACCCTTAAGAGCTTACATGATAAGATAAATGAGGATAAGAAGAATAAGGATTATAAGAGTCTTAATTTCCATGTAATGCAATATATGGGATTCTTGGATGGAAGATTTAATACTCAAGCTAAAGTTCAGGGTAAGACTGATGCTAAACTTGATGTACCTTGGATAGATTAAGGAGAATAATATGGCAGAAGAATTTGATTATGGAACTCCCTTAAAGGGAATAAATAGAGCAGAGGGAATGGAAAGGGAACTTGGGAATCAGGGGTATGTTGAAACCCCTAATCCCCCAAGACGTTCTTTTGCTCAGGAAATGCAAAGACAGAATCTGGAAACATCTCCTATGCAGGAGATTGGTTTTGCAGGTTTGAATGATACCCATCTTGATGAACAGATTACATCAGCTACAGAACTTGATAACCTTTCTGATACTAGAGGAAGATTACAACCTTGGTATGAGCAGCTGGCATATGGTACTGGTAAGGCATTAGTCCTTACAGGTACTACATTCCTTAATGGAACAGTCGGTAATGTACTGGGAGCACTCAATGCCATTGATAAGCAAAAATGGTCTGGTTTATGGGATAATGACTTTGGTAAAGCTATGGAAGCTGTTAACCAATGGTCAGAAAAAGCTATGCCTAATTATATGACTGACCAAGAAATTCAGAATGATGAATCAGGAGAATGGTATAAGAATATATTTACTACAAACTGGATTGGGGATAAGTTTATAAAGAACTTAGGTTTTACAGCAGGAGCTGCTGCTGCTGGTGCTGTTGTCTCAATACCTCTGGGGGGTATACCCTCTGGTATTAAATCCTTTGTAGGTGCTGGAATATCAGCATTTGGTGAAGGAAAGATTGAAGCACTGAATAATGCTACCCAATGGGAAGAAGCCGTAACTGCTGAAATACAGGAAAAGACTGCACAGCAGCTTGCATTAATAGCTCCTTATAAGGGTACTCCCCAGTATGAGGAACTTGAGGCTCCTATCAGAGATGCATATAATCAGACTATAGCAAAGATACAGGAAGATAAAGCTAAAATGGGTAATGTTGATTTACTACTCAATATGCCTATTCTTCTTACATCCAATACCATACAGTTTGCCAAATTATATTCAGGGGGATACAAGACTGCAAGAAAGTCTGTTTCAATAGCCTTAAGGGATGGAAAGTATGTAAGTACATTATCTAAAGCAAGACCTTTCCTTAATCCTTTATCAGAGGGAGCAGAAGAGATAGAACAGGAAGTAGCAAATGTAGTTCCGGGTCATAAATACAGAACTGATATAAACTCATTTTATTCTTCAAAGTTAAATCCTGAAGCAGAAGAGGAAACCATGAACTGGCTTAAAGCATCAGCTGAGGGTATTGCACAGGTAGCTGAGACTCCTTCAACATGGGAACAGGGCTTTATAGGGGCTCTTACAGGAGCACTTGGGATGCCAAGATTCAGGTCAAGAACTGATGCCAATGGTAATCCCCAATCTCCTATTACTATTGAAGGGGGTCTCATAGGAGGATTTAAAGAATATAGGGAAGATTTAGCAAGGGATACTGAATTAATCAACAGACTTAATGATAGACTTGCTTCTCCAGAGTTCCTTAACTATTATCAGGGTCTTATAAGACATAATAAGTATCAGAATGATATGGATGAAGCTGCTATAAATGGGGATGAATTTGAATTCAAGAATGCAGAACATTCCCAGTTTATATCGGACATTGCCATGTTTGATAATGCAAGTAAGTTAAACGACTTAAAGGATTGGATTGAACAGGCATATGATACTTCTGAGGAAAACATTGCCTCAGTTGTAAAGAATACAACTGATGAACAGGGTAATGGCCCATTCATAGAAAATGGAAATCAGTTATCCAATGAGCAGATTGCAGAAAAACTTACTAAGGCTAAGGATGAAATGTTATCCCAAATTGATGAATATAAAAGAATAAAGGATAATATTGACATAAAGTCTGGAGAACAATTAAGTAATGAAGAACTTGAGGAACTTACTTGGATAGCTACCCAATCTGAGGACTGGAATAAGAGATTTAATTCTCTTGCTGATGAAGTAAAGGAAGTATTGAATACCAATGCTGCTGAAATAGAACATAAGCTGAATTCTGATGGTATAAATACAGAAGTAGTAGAACAGCTTAGAGCTTTAACCTCCATGAGTAATCCTGTTATGCAAGCTTTACTCGCTAACAGCAGCAAGAAGTTCTTGTCTGAAATGGCTGAACTTAGAAAGGCAATAGAGAACAGTTATGTTCTTGATAAATTTGATTTATTACAGAAGCTTGAGGACTTGGATAAGCTTGCAAAAGCAAGGAAGCAGTTCAATGAAAAATACAATGAGTATACCAAGAATCCTGAGGGTCTTGTAGATAGTATTCAGCAAGCTATTAATACAGCAGTAGAAAATCAGGCAAAGAAGATTGTAGAGGATTCTACTTCAAAAGTTAATACTGCAAGTAATATAAAGGAGTTCAAGGAAGCCATAAAGGATATAGACCCAGAGATTCTTCCTAAAGTATTTGATAATATAAGAAAAGGTAGTAACTTAGCTCTCAAAGATTTATTAAGAGACTATGAAAGCTTGGATAAGATGTCTTCTGAAATATCCAAACTCTTACCTGATGATAATTCTCCTGAAAGCGAAAGTATCAGAAATATAGTACAGGATGCATTGGATAATGGTACATCAGCTGCAAGTGCACAAGGTATTATACAGGATGCTATAAAGGAAGTAGGGGAAGATGTAGGTAAGGGATTAAAAGAACTCCTTGATGAATATAACAGGATTCAGGAATCAGGTAAAGTAGATAAACCTGATAATAATGTACCTGAGAAGCCCTTGAAGAAAAAGAAGAAAGAGAATAAGAAAAAGAAAGGGTTCTCATTATCAGAAGCATCTGATGAAAATGCTCCTGATGCTGAACAACTGGAAAGTAATAAGGGTGAAGAACAGCCTGCTAAACCTGTTAAAACCCCAGAGAATTCTGCTGAAAAACTTATTGATGGTTTAAAAAAGAAGCCATTAAATGAGTTGAAAGAGATAGCATCAGGTAAAGAGGATTTGTCTAAAGGCAAGGAATCTGCTGAACCATCTGTAAAGAAACTGGCTCAAAAAATACATAATGATAAGATACTGCCACCTGCTCATGAGAATGGGGAAGGAACTAATTCAGAAACTAACTCTGAACCCAAGAGGAATACAGGAGTAGGATATTTAAGAAGCTGGACTGAGACAAAGTACGACTTCAATGAATTGAAGGATAGGACTTTAAGAAGAAAAGTACAGAGAAATAATCCTGTAGTACAGGCTCTTGATGAACTAGGAGCTTATGAATTTGTTGATAACGGTTCATTAGGGGAACTGTTCAATAGGAATAAAGATTTACCCATTCACTATGTAGTACATCCTGACCCAAGATTAGCTAGTAAGGGAATTATACTACTGGCAATAGAGGTTACTCCCGAGGTATATCAGACAGTCAAGCCTATAAATCCATTCAGAGATAGTGAAGGAAAACTATATCAGGCTGTAGGCTCATTAGGGTTTGATGCTGGTAACAAACAGTCAATGTCCAATTATAACAGGATAATTGATGGTATAGCCGATGAAACTGAGGAGGTATCTTCTGAGATTCCATTTGTATCAAAGAAGTTCTCAAATAAGATAAAGCATATATATAGTGGAAGAATGGTTAAATCCTCTGAGACTGAAGGCCCAAGAAAGAGAAGTCTGAACAGGGCATTCATGAATGGGGAAACACCGAAATTCGGTATATACTATAATGATACTACCTTTAAGACTCCTGGTATTGATGAATATGAGGAAGTAGTTCCTATCAATACAAATAATGCCAATCCAAGAGAGGGTTCTGTATGGTTAATGACTAAGGAAGCTGATGGAAGATATTATGCCAAAGCTATACAAATGAGAAGGTTCAATGCAGAAGAATATGATATAAATGAGCATAAGAACTCCCCTATTCTTGATAGGATAGTTGAAGATTTAATGACAGTAGCAGACTCAAGTAAATCAGATTATGAGAGGTCTCTTGCCAAGTATGACCTAGAAGAAGTATTGTATTTCCCAGAAGGAACTAGTATATTATTTAATGGTGATTCAGTGTCTATTACAGGATACCAAAGTAATATAGCAGAGGGTCAGGATGCTCAGAGTAAGGCAGCAGCTTTGCTTACAGCTTTACAGGATGATGAACTCAATTTAAGATTCCAGATTATACCATCAGAACTGACAAGTTCCCAGTATGTTCAGGATATACTTGATTCAGATATTATGACTACTGACTTACTTCAACCAGGCAATGTTAATGCAAGCTTTGATATGTTTATCAATGACTTAGAGACAGGTGAACCAATTCCTGATGAAACCCATGAATCCCCAAAAGGGCATACAGGTAAAAAAGGAATAAATAATGCCTTAACAGGTTCTACTATTATGTATGGGGGGGATAGGTTCATATTAAAGGAAGATGGAACTGTTTACAAAGGTACTGAACAGATAACAGACCAGAATACCATTGATGAAATAAAGTTTATGAATGATATTAAGAACAAGACTGTCAAGCCTGTAGATGGAAGTAGAACATTATATCTTGGAGCTTATTCTAATGGGGAAGAATATGGGGTAGTTAATTATAAGGTAAAGAAAGGAAAAGAGTTGGAAGACTTAAAGAAAAAAGCAGCAAAGAATGTAGCTAAAAGAAGCAAGAAGGACACTATGGATTCCATATTTGAAGCTGCTACTGAGGACGATATAAGGAAGCTGTTAGGAGAGGAAGCTGCTAAAGAAGCTGCAAAAGAATCTGAAGGAGAGTTCTTTGAGGGAGTAGAAGATGCAGATGCTGCTCTTGCAAAGATTCTAGGCATAGAACCTGAGGCTCCCAAGAAAGAAAAACCTAAGCCTACTCCTATAATTCCTGAACCTAAATCTTCTGTTCCAAGTTTAGGGGAATCATTTAATCCTGCACAGACAAAGAGTGCTAAGGAGTTACAGATTTCCTCTGTAAGTCAGGACTTCAATAAGCTTGTAAGAGCTAACAGGAATGCAATGAAAGAACTAGGATTCAAGAATGTAAGTGAGCTTATGGAATATATAAATGACCCCAACAATCACTTGCCTGATATAAATTCAATAACTACTCAGGAAGCATTCGATTCCCTTGTGGACACTATCAAGAACTGTAGATAACCAATACTTAAATCTTGAGATAAAAAAAAAAGGAGATAGCAATTAAGCTACCTCCTTTTTTATTGTCCATAAACTAACTAAACTAATGAAAAACTATATTATTGGTTAAATATATTAAACATATAATCTTCATCCCCTATGTCAATAAGTTTTCTTATCTGTCCATAGATAGGGAATACATTTACTAAATCCCTTTCATATTCTGTCCAGCCCTTGTATCTTCCTGATTCAAGCTCATTACCCATATTCCAGAATTCTACAAGGTTCATAATATTATTGAAAGAGTTTATTGAGGCAGATGGACTCTGTAATATAGTCATTAAGTTACTGGTAAAATCAGGAGCAATTGGTATTGATGCCCCTACCTCTAACTTTAACCTCTTTAATTGATAAAGAGCCATCCTTTCCCACCAGTTTCCTTTCATATCCTTTGCAGAAGCCATTAAACCTATAATGGATGTAAGGATAGCGAACATTGCAAGTTCAGCTCCTGACCTTCTCATATTTGCCTTTTCATGCTGGCTTAATTCATTCCATCTTGTACCTAATTCAAACTTGGCTCTCTTTAAATCCCTTATAAGGTTTATTGAGAATCTTCCTAGTGTTCTATAATATCCTTCTCTCCATTGGTCTAATTGGGCATCATAGTATGGCTTGGCTAATCTTCTATAATAATGGGCTGGCATCCATTGCCTGAACTGCATTGCCAATCTTCCTAAAGCATACCTATGTATGGCTCCTTTATCCTCAGAATTGAATGCACCATTCAATGATTGGTTTACTTTGCCTATCTTTAACTTAAGGTCAGTTATATCTGCCTCTGTTATAGGACTACCATCAAGTTTAGTTACCCCATCCTTGATTTTAAGTCTTCCTACTTTGCCTTTCTTTTCAACTTCAAAGGCTTCAAACAGACTTATTTCCCTTCCTACATTATTCTTTACTTTGTAAGCATTAAGCATTGAAAGCATAGTTCTTGTATGAAGATAATGCTCTCCCATATTGTTAAGGATGAACAGATTGGCTTCTCCCATTATCCTTGAAATGGCACTCTGGTAATATCCTTTGCTCCTTAGACTTCCGTAGAATTCCTCAAGGGCATCAAATTTATCAATAAGAAGACTCATTTTATCAGTCTTATAGGTAGCATTAAGCTGCCCTAAATAATGAGGTAACAGGGCATAATAGTTCTTCTTGCCTATTGCAGAGTCTTTAAGATTGAAGTATTCTCCTCCTACTCCCTCAATGAATATCTGCATTTTACCCATTGTAACATTACTTATAGCTGAGAATAGATTTAATCCCAGTCCTACAGCTCCTGTGTAATTCTTTACTTCATCAAGCAGCTTGGCTGCTTCAACTTCCAGTCCGAATATGTTGACAGTACCCTCATCCCTTTTACTCTTTCCATATAATACAGAAGCATAATAATCGTCAAGTCTGTCACCTATGTTGGTTCTTTCTCCTGGCTTTGTATAAGCCTTACTGAATTTCTTATGTACTACCTTAAAGGCTTCAACCAACTTAGCATCCCCTGATACCTGTTGTACTTGTCTGTCTTTAACTAGGTCTCTTGCAAGTTCCAGTACATCAACTACCTTATTCATTTCATGGTAATTGATACTCATGCCTGCATAAGCCAATATACTTGAAGTAAAGTCTGTACTTAATCTATCCAAGTCCTCCAACTGCCTTGTATAATATACAGGAAGTTTTTCAACAGGATTTCCTGAGAAGTCCAACATTACCTTCTGCTCTTTATCAAGCCTTTCTCCAAATTCTGTATCATCAGACCTTCTTACAAATTTATCTTTCAAGTTTGAAATTACAAGTTTTGCAGCTTTCTTTGGGTCTGTTATATTATCTGCTACTGCTTCAACAATATCATTCCTTATCTGTACTGCATTATAAGTGCTTACATATCTTGATGGAAGCAAACTATCAAGGAATGATTTGGTTTTTATCATAGCATCATAGTATTCTCTTTGTGCAGGAGCTAACTTACTAAGGGTATTAGTTCCATATAAGGATTTGGCAGGAAGTATTTCCTTTCTCCCTGTTTCTGCATCTATCAGTACAGCCTCAGTTCTTTTCCTTTCCCAAGCTTCAACCTTAGACTTGATAACATAATATTCATGCCCTTCTTTCTTAAGTTCATCAATATACTGTTGCCTTTCTTCATTGAATCTTATAAAATCAATGTCACTGATAATCCTTCCTGTAAGTTTACCGTTCTTATCCCTTTCATACATAAAGTCTGTACCAAATCCAGCATCCTTTAGTTTAGTGTGTACTCCCCTTAAATCTGCAAGTACATCCTCAAGGATTCTATCTCTGTTAGCATGGGATACTTTTACACTCTTATCTATAACTGATAAAAGAGGGTCTGAGGCATCACTCAATGAACTTATCCATCTGTCTAGCCCGTTAATATCCTTTTGAGCCATTTCCATTAGCATCTCAAGAGTTACTCTTTTCCCTTTATCTTTTCCAGAGTCAATTATCTTATCTTCTCCCCAATATAATTTAAGGAAATTATATACTGTATTGAATCTAAGTTCCTTATAATTTGAGGCAACATCATTTATAATCTTGAATATATCTGCTGCCCTGTTGCTTATGGCCTCTGCATCTTCCTCTGATAAATCTATATCTCCTCTTTTTTGCATAGCTCCTATACTCATCATATCCTGTATGATTGGAGCATATGCATCAGAAAACTCTTTAATGTTCCTCAATATAGAACTGGTCTTTCTTATCTTTCCAAGGTCTGAATCCTCGCGGACATCAGCTGTTTTAAGTCTGTTTAGTTGTTTGTCAAGTTGTTCAATCTGAACTAAGCTATCTGTAAGAAAAGCCAAAGCACTCTTGGCATATTTCTTCTTTGAAATCAGGTCTTGGAGATTCTTTATTGATGCCAAATCTTCCTCACTGTATTTACCATTCTTACTTCTTGATTGTATAATTTTAAGCCTTCTACTTGCTACCTCAAGGGCTTGTTCTGCTATATTCTGTAGTTTGTCAACTTCTCCTCCTAAACTATATAGAGGCTTGGTATTTAGCATATTTACTCCATCAAGTAAGGAAAGTATTGATTCATCTTTAACCTTACTGGCTAACTTAGCAAAGCCTTCATTAGCTTCCCTTATGGCTCTGTCAATATCAGATTCATTGAGCCTTGATAGCCTGTTCTTAACCCAATTCCATAATCTGGATACTAAGTTCTTTGATACGGGAACATCTTCTTTTATAATATGGGATTGAAGTAATTGACCTGCTGCTTCCTTTTGAAGCATGAATCTATCCCCATTATACTGTTGCTTATAAGCTTCATAGTTTTCTCCCAGTATTCTTTGTAATACGGCATCATCATTCAGTGAATTCAGGAGTCTTTCAACTAATGGTTGACTGACTAATCCTTCAATAATAAAATGACTGAATTCTTCAGGAAAAGCTTCTTCTCCTCTTTCTCCTTTAGCTACCTTTATTACAGTCCTAAGCCCATCAACAGTGTTATCAGTATCTAAGGGATTGAATATTCCATTATAGGTCAGATTATCATCAACTTTAGCTGTAAAACCTAACCTGTTCATTATTCCAAGCAGCTTATTGTTTAGGGAATTATTGAACATAAGAGTATTGGGAACCTCAGAATTCTCTGGAGTTTTATAGTCAACGGATATTGTATATCCATCATCCACTTTATGAACATCAGCAACAAGTTCCTTGTTTTCATCCTTCATATTAAAGTCTATTACCTTATCAATTATATTGGTAATATCCTTGTGTACAATAGGGTTTCCTTTATCATTTATTGCATCCAACGATTTCTTTTCCTCTACAAGAGAAGTCTTTCCATCAAGTACATCTTTTACATTGATAGCCTTATTAAAGCTATCGAATGTTATTTCACCGTTTCCATCCCTCTTTATACCCTTGAGTTGGCTTGTAAACTCAGGTATTTGGGCAAGAGCCCACAAGTATTTTGTGGACTCTCTATTCCCAGTATATGAAAGCAGGTCTTTGTATAACCTGCTTTCTACTTCTTTACCATCTACTTCTACAGTAGGTATCCATACACATGCTTTTGACATATTAACACAATTTACGTAGTATTTTCTTTAGTTTATCCTTAGCTTGATTTGAAGACTCTGCTTCTGCATACTTTGAAAGGAGTTCTGTAAACTTCTCAAGAGCTGCTTCATCAGAAGTCATACCCATTATTGATGCAGCTTCCTCAGGAGCAAATACTTCATTCATTACATAATGTTGTTCCTCTGGGGTTAGAGCTGTATCCTCTTGAGGCTTATCAGCTTCCTCTATGGAATCATTGGATAATGAATTGTATTCCTGCTTGTCTGCTACAGTAGTTTGACCTATTACAGATTTTATTCCCGTACCTTCACCAGCATTATATTCCAGGAAGTTATTAGGATTTCCAAGAGAAGTAGTCTCTGTGTAACTTACTGAACTGCCATCATCAACAGGATTCATATATACTCTATCATTATAAGTAATAACAGGGGCATAAACAGTTCCTTCCTTACTGTCTTTTACAATAATACTGTTCATCCCTTCCTTATTCTTATTAAATGCAAAGGTAATAATCTTCTCCTTACTTACACTCTTTGATTCAGTAACTTTAACATATTTATTCTCTGAGAATTTAGGTACAATCCTGAAGTCCTGAGTATGGTTTCTTCGATACTGATTAAGGAATTCATCAGCTATAACAGACGAATCATTAAACTCAGGATTCCTAAGATTTTCCACATATCCTTCTATTGCCTGCTTGACATCTACAGAAGCCAAGTGCATAAATGTTTTAGGACTGAAGCTGAACCCGCTCCTGAACATATTATAGAAGAATAATTCTACTCCAAGTTTCCTCGTAGCAGGATTGGATATCAATGTACTCCAACCATCCTTAACTCTTTCCTGTACATCAATAGTATAACCGCCTGTCTTAGCCTCAAGTGTAGGAACAGGACATTTACTATCCCTTCCCTTTAAAGTAATGACCTTTATCAAATCATTATCTATAATACCTGATGCTTCTTTTTTGAATCTCTCTACAAACCCATTTATAAATTCATTCCTTACCTGATAATTTGAATCAAGAACAGGATTGTCTCCAATAGTAAGTTTGTATAAGATAAAGTCATTAGCCAGTTTATTGATAGTTTTACTGTCTAAGTTTGCCTTAGTAGTCTGTCTTAATCTATCAAGTATAGTAGAAAAAGCACTGGAATAATGAGGAAAATACCCTTCAAATATTCTTCTTGAAGCCCCCATATCCGATACAGTTGTATCATAGAATGATTCAAGTATAGGAGAATTATCTATTACTCTTGCAGCATTTCCACTGAATAATGGATTAGTTTCCATCTTATCAAGGAACTTATTATACCTTTCCCTCATAACAAGGGTATCAGCAATCATAGGGCCTACTGCATTAGTTACAGAATTAAACTTAGTAAGGAAAGTAAGGGTATTTAAATCCTGAGATATTGTAGCTAAGTTCTGAAAGAGCAATAATGCCCTAACTTGGAATTCAGTTCCCATATCCCCTTTCGTTATACCATTAGACAATTCCTCTTTTGTAAAATCTGTATTAACCAAATCCTTCTTCAATCTTCTATAATCTATACCTTCAACTTCCTGCAAGAGATTGAGTTCCTCCTGTATAATATCATCAGCAGAAGCATATCCTTCATTGTTCCTCTTAAAGTATTCTCTTGTCACTTTCTCAATTATTGGTTGGGTAAGTAACATTCCTATACTGTCAGAGTCAAATCCAAGCCTTGCTAAAGTCATTGCAGAACCAGCAGTAAATGTATTAAGATTCATAAAGTTCAATACAGGGTCTTTTACAGCATCAACAGAGGCTGCTAGGAATCCTGCAATGGTTTTACTAATCAAAGTACCATCCTTTCCTACCAAAGCATCAATCTTATTATTCTCAGAATCACTTACAGTTACTCCATTAAATGTAAAACTATAATCTTTTCCTGGTTTAAGGTATATATCCTGCAAGGAAAGAAAAGCATGACTGGTGTTATTATTAGCAAATATACCAATCAACTTAGCTGCTGTCATATTCTGTTTATGGAAATATGCTTGGGTTGTAGAAAATATTATATTCCTTCCTGATGTAGATTCTGAGATTTCATCAAGCTGGTTCAGATTCATCTTGGATAAGTCCTCATATGAATACTTATTAGTAGCCTTCAGAATCTCAATGATTCTTGCACTCTTCTTCTGTACATCAAATGAACCTGGATTGAACATCTTATCCATTGTATCTGCATTAGTAAGTACAGCCCACTGTAAATCAAATATCTGATTGTTTCTTTCTCCTATGTTATCACTTCCTTTCTGAATAAACTCAAATCTATTATATCTGCTCAAATGGTCTTGATAATAATCAAAGACAGACATTTCAAAGCTCTCTTCTTCAAAAGAGATATTGCCATTTCTAATCATATCAATAGCTATATCAAGCTTATCTATTGCTTCTTTCTTTCTTACTCCTTCTGGTATATTCTTTAAAATATCCTTCTTAAGTAATCCCCAGTTAGTAGTATCTCTCCTTTGAAATTCTTTTAGCATTACATACATTTTATCAATATCAAAGTCAGAACCACTTAATAGGGTTATTTCTTTAGGAAGCATTATAGCTTCTCCTGCTGCTTTAGGTAGAAAACCCTTGATATATAAGGGAGCCATAGAGTATTTATCCTCGGTAGGGATTCTATATCCTATTGCCTTTCTCATTTCATCAGGAATTATACCTTCCTTAACAGCCTCTTCAATAGACATAATTGAGCCATCAGCCTTTGTCATTGCCTGCTCAAGTGCAGAAGAAGGAATTGGCATATAACATTCAAAGTAAGCTACAGAGTCTTGATTGTCCTGTACATACTTGCTATAGGATTCATCTGTGAAATTCTCACCTTGTTCATTCATAAACTCCTGTCTTGTTTTCAAAAGATTACCTTTCTTATCTTTCCATCTGATATTTAAATCATCTGACAGTCCAAATACAGAAGCCTGAACAACCGGCCCACCCTTAATAGTCTGTTTATTGATTCTACTCTTGATTATAGAATTAATCAGTTGTTGAATCCTTACAGATTGTATAGGGTCACTTAGTGGAATTACAAAGTCCCCATTCTCATTTAATGAGCATGCTCTGAGTAAATCAGCTCCATACCTTTGGTCTTTCTGAATAGCTTCTGTAAGTAACTTTGACAAAGCCTGATTCCTTTCGACTTTAGTTCCCTCAATCTTAAGGGCTTTCATAAGTTTATCAAAACTGTCCCTTACATTGTCTGCTATCAGCTTCTGATAAGTGTCTACAAGTTCAGCATCCTTCATTTCCCTGTCTCCTATCTTGAATATAGTACCAGGAGTAATGTCACTTATACTTAATATTCTCATTTGAGAACCCATTAGCTGATTATGGTCAATCAAGTGGGCTGGCACTTCCTGCTGTATTCCATAGTCTTCAAAAGGAATAGTGTGAATATACTGGTCATTATATCTGTCCATTCCATTCTCTTCTACTTCCATTTTACTTGAATCAAAATAAGTAGCCTCATTAAGTACACTCTTTATATCTTCATAAGATTCAAGGTCGTTGATATCAATGACTCCCATCTTACCTGATTTAACTGAGGACTCAAATTGCACTGTATCAATTCCTATACCATTGTAAGTACCCTCCTTGATTACCTTACCATTTTCTGATATCCTGCCATCATATGCAGAATCTTCCATGAAATCAAAGATAGCAGTAAGCCTGTTTACCTTATTTCCTCCTCTTGTAATAGCATCAGCTAATATAAGAAGATATTCACTGTTCTTATTCTGAACAGGAACTTTAAGGTTAACCATTGATTCTGCTCCTGATTCCTTAGTTATCTGAGAATATACAAAAGGCTTAAGTGGTTGCCATACAACTCCCAGGTCATTAACATTGAAGTTTCCTTTCTTAATTCTGTCATAAGCTTCTTCCATACTATCATCCCATTTACCACTCATTCCCATTTTCTTTCTATAAGAAGTAGGGGAAGAATAACCTTGGGCGTCAGCTACATTTATTCCTTTAAATGAAGAAATTATCAAGTCCTTCATCATTCTCATATGAGCTTTTTCAGTAGGGTTTGTTATAGAATCAATCTTATTATTAAGTACAGCCTCCACATTAGGAATGATTTCAGAAACAACTATATTATCAGCAACATAGATAGTTCTTGTTTTTCCATCCTTTGAGTAAAGAGCACCTTTAGAATCTTTAGCCTCAGTATTCAACCTCATTGCAGGAGAATGAACCTGTGCATACCTCTTTTGGAAGTCTTCTACATTCTTGTAATATGCAAGGTCTGTAGCTGTAAGCTCAATTATATTAATTGTAGCAAACATATCATTCCATATATATTCTTCCAATGCACCCTGAATTTCCTCATCAGTCTTGCCAAATTGTGAAATATACTTATACCTTTCCTCAGTTTCCTTTTTACCCTTTACATACTTAGTGATAGTTTCAGTATCAAATAATCCTATCTCTCCCCATTGTCTCATTTCAGAAGCTACCATAGCATTCATGTAGGAGTTAACAGCATATTGGAAAGCTGTATCAAAGGCTACTTCATCAACTTCAATTCCATTGAGCTTATTAACAATCATCATTCCAAGTTCATCCTTGTTGATGATATTTTGATTTAAGGCACTAAGGAATTTGAATTCAGCCCCACTGCCTTCAAGAACAAGTTTTCCATCCTTTACCAAATCATCAATGGTCAATACTTCCTTATTTGCTATCTTCTCAGCAAGTTTAGGATTCTTATTGAGAACCTTCTTACTTATATCGAAGTTAGAGATTGATTCAATATCAGGATTGGATGCTCTTTCCAAAGCAGTCTTCATTCTTAATATCTCCTGATTCATGACTTTCTTAAGACCAGCAGTAATGTTTCTTTTATAATTCTTACCACTATATCTCTTGAACTTTATGAACTCGGATGAAGGTTTGTTTGATAGAATAGGTACTCTATACCATGCGTATTTCTTTGCTTTATCATAGAAGTATTCATTCATCATTGACAGAGTATATCCTACTTCACTCAAGTCAGTATAGGGAGTTTTATCAAAAGATAACTGTACCTTATGCTCCAGAGCCTGTCTCATATTTGTATCATCATTTATGAGCTGTAACCATTCATTATTCCATGTATTACCATCCTTGAACCATCTATACTTGCCATAATTTTCCTGCATGAAATCCCTGAACTTATCTCTGTTTCCAAGAGCATCTTTCAGATTAAGAATTAGCTTTCCCATGTATGAAGGAGTAACAAATGAATAATGCATCTTGCCATTCTCATATGTTGAAGATTCTATGCTGTCCTGTATATATCTGGATAACTCCCTGACTATATTACGATAGTTTCCATATATATTGCCTTCAGCTCCTTTCTCGAGAGGATTGTAAGTTTGATTATCCTTATTATCAAGTAAGGTGTCTAATAAATAAGAGACTTCATTAAGTATCTTAGTGGATTTAGCACTTGTAAGTTGCTTGAAGTAAGCATCCTTGCTAAGGGCAGACCTTATAGAATCAGGAGTAACCTCTATGCCTATTTGGTTAAGTAAGGAAGTAATATCAGGAACAGCATTATTGATAGCAGTACGGAATACCCTTTGATTGGTAAAGGCATCCCTTAACTTAGAAGTTATACTGTTTCTTAGTTCCTTTAGCTGTTCAACCTTATCAGTATTTACTCTTCCCCTTCCTTCTATATCCCCTTTGATAGGGATAATAAGATTAGGCATAAGACCTTCTTTAAATACAGTCTGGACATTATCCAATATAGTCTTTGTAGCCCCTTTGGTATTAATGATATTGGTCACATATTTCCTGTTTCCTTTTTCATCATATTCTACAGTAATAATGCTGTATTGGGTAAAATCCTTTCTGAAATTCTGAAAGAACTGAGACCTGAAAGGCTCATCCTGTATCTTATCAAGAATAGCATTCAACCAAGGATAGGAAGGAGCCATTTCTTTAAGAATATCCTCCATTTCTTTCATGGTGGTAGCTTCCTTAACCCAATCAAGGATACCATTTACAGCAGTTCCTGCATCTACAAAAGTATCAAACCCGAATCCATATTTATCCTTAATGGGATTTCCATCAGAATCAACTGCTTTCAGTCTCTCAAAGGTTCTTCTTATTTCCCCACTTAAGCTTGACCTTGCTGATATCTGTCTCTGTCCTATTTGCCAATACTCTCTTTCATGTTCTTCAAGTGCACCAGAGTCCAGTTCCTCCTGAAAACTATCTTCAACATCCTCTCTTGTAATATCCTCAGGAGCAGAATCTATGACGGTTACTCCTTCGAGAGTTATCAATTTGGCATAAGCTGATTTGATTAATGCACTCCAATTATCATAAGCAAGCTGTAATTTATCAAGAGTATCAAAGTCTTCAATATCTGTCCTGTTATCAGGATTATAAAAGGATTCTTTTATATAATTGAATACCCTGCCTACTCCTACTTTGTTTATGATATCCTGTCTTGACATTTTAGTAAAGTCAACTCCAGCAAATGTATCACCAAAGTAATGCTCATTAGCTTCCTGAGCTGTTTGTAAATGGGTTATAATGAATGAAGTCATTCCCATTACATTATTGGCAAGGAAGGTTCTTTCACTTGCTGTTATAATAGGATTACCATAGAGATTACCTCTCTGCGAGTTTTCTTCATCCTGTTCAAACTTAGACAATTTAACAGGTTTATCTCCTATCTCTTCCTCCATACTTGCTTTTTCTTCTGGGCTCAAAGCTTCAAACTGAGCTTCAATATCCTGTTCTTCCAATGGAATCAGGGCATCTTCAATAGAGTCTGTAATATTCAATCTGGGAGCACTGTATTCACCTGAATCCTGAACAGCTACCTCATTAATATATAACTGCCCAGCATCTTCTCCAAGCTCAGTATCCCCTGTTTCATATATGTTTACTATATTCCCGTCCCTGTTATAGGGAGAAGGATATCCTACATTGAATTGTATGACCTTCAATTCTTTAATCTTACCTCTCAGTTCAGGATAATTTGCTTCAAGTATAGCCTTATATAATGTAAGCTGTTTACTATATCCTTCCTTTTTACCATCAGATATTCCACTCCTTGAGGTTTTCATATCATAGATATAGAAGTTACCCTTATCATCATATATGAATAAGTCCATAGTGCCAGCCATCACTTTAGTAATACTGTTACCATTCTTGTCCTGTACTGTATACTTAGCAGCTATAGGAAATTCATCAGCTACTATCTTGTATTTGCCTTCCCCAAACCTCTTATCAAAGTATTTCTTCAAGTCCTTTAAGTCACTGACAAGGTTCCTTAAATCCTTCTTGCTCATATTAGGATATTCTTTCTTCAAATCCCCTGCAAAGAAGTCCCTTGTTATAGTATCTGCTGTAGTTCCTATTGCAGAACTTGGTATCCCCCATGCTCCCAAATCCTTCTTACCATGTATATATTGGGTAACACTGGTATCAGCCTTTACTCCATCAACTTCATAAGAATGGTCTTCAGGATTGAACTTTATATGCTCCTTTGAATCTTCCTTTAACCTCCTTACGAGATTTTCAGCTTCTTCAAAAGGACTTGTTTCAGGAGTCAGCACCTTCTCCAATTCTTGTTCAGCAGATTGTACTTTCTCCTTGTTATATATAGGTTCAGCTACATTTATGATATATTCTCCTGTAGGACTTTCATACATAGTAACTTGGTCTTCACCAAATATATTATCCATTTTCTGTTTGGCTTTCTGAGCCTCATTCTTATTTGTATAAGTAGGAAGAGTATCAGTATCCCTGAATGGTTTTACAAGAGAATCCCATACAGTTTTAGCTCTGGTATATTCACTCTTTGAGGAAAATACATTGGAATTACCCTGCTTAAAGTAGTCTGCCAAATGACTCTGGAACTCAGGACTATCAGGATTATATTCCTCAGAGTTTGTTCTATCAAGCCAAATCTTAATAGCATTTTCTACTGTACCCGAAGATGCATTATACTTCTTTTGGATAGCTTTAAAATCTTTACTTTTGGTATTTACACACGCCATATGATTTTACTTTTTGTTTATTAACTATTTGATTTGGCAAAGGTAAGTAATTATCTACTAATATACAATACATTAAAGATAAACTTTTAAAGGTAATAACAATAATAAGATAAAGAAAAAAAAAAGAGGGGACTTAATCCCCTCCTTTAACTATTCAACTACATATTTAGTACCATTGTATATGATACAGGAGATAGTATTAATGTTAACTAACCTTTCTCCTGTTTCTTTTGCAGACTTCTTAACATCTACATCTATACATTTGTACTTTCCATCTCTGGAAACAAACTGTAGCTTATAACCCCGGAGTACCCTATCTTCCCCTTCAATATAATCCTTTATTGGGTTATTCTGTACCAATTCAAGAGCTTCCTTGTAGGCTTCTGCCATAGATTTCTTATTCTTCTTGGCTTTATCTATAAGAGCAATGGCTTCTGTTCTCTGATTATCAAGCTCTTGAAGATATTGTTTCTTTGTCTTAGGCTTATCCTGTTTCTTGAATATAACAGTGAATACCTCAGAAGACCTAATACCCTCCCATATGGTTCTTATACCAGGAGTACCATCTTTCTTATCTTCCTTACCTACTTTTACTTCAGTTTCGTACTGGTCTGAAGTATTAAGTAAGTCCTGAACATACTTATTGTTAAGGCTAACAACTTTATTACTCTCAAGATGAAGGAACTCAATCTTATCTTTCTCAATCTTGTTTACTACATAATGAGATTCTTCTGAGAATACATCTCCTACTTGAATTTCTTTTAAATTTACTTTCATAGTTTTCTTTTTTTTTATCCTATAACTTCCTTTGAATAAGCTTCATATACCATAGATAATTCAATATCATCCTTTACTGCTTCTACTTGCTTTTTATAAAGGGCTCTTGTTTTGCCTCCCCCTCTTGCATAAGCAGCAGCTTCCATAAGCTGAGCAGTTTTATAACTATTACTGAATGGCACAGAAATACCATTAGTTATTTCTGATAACTCCTTAAACCAAATATGAGGGCTTATAGTGACAGTGTCAAACTTAACACCTTTTGCAGCAGCCTTCCTAGCTTCCTCTTTCCAATCAATCTGATTGTTTTTCACCATACCTGGATAATTATAACCAATACTATGAGGGGTAGCATCAGCTATTAGTAATACTGACTTTTTAGCATCCTCTCTCCAAGGGGTTTCCTCAGTAATCTTCTTGATAACCAGCTCATAGAATTCATTATAGTCTCCTCCTGAGGTTCTCTTGGATGATACTACAAAATCAATAAGAAGTTCTTTTTCATTTGTAGGATAAATACATTGGTATGCTATACCAAGGTCATTCGCTGATGTAGCATCACAATAATCTCCAAAGGCTACTATTCCTATCCTTAAATCAGGATTACTGTCTAGTAATTTTGAAATGAGTTCCCGCACATGCTTCTTTACAGCATCAATATAATTACTCATGGAACCAGTAGTATCAAAAGCAATCACCATATCCAATTTACTATCAGATACCTCATTCTTTTGCTCCTTTATTTCTGTTTCAATTTTGTTTTTAATAAGGTTTGTTCTCATGTTTTTTTTTATTCATTAATATAGCCTCTTCTTATAAATTCTTCATGTAAAGGATGGGCTAATTCATAAGCCTGAGGATGAGCTTTCATACTATCCCTTAATTTAAAGAAACCTTTCCATTGACTGACAGTGCCAGTTATTACCAGTTCTGTTTTAAGACTGTTAGGTAATATAGCTCTTGCTTGTTGGGGAGTCCAACCATTTTCTAATAATTTCAAATATCTTGATTCAGAATCATATAGTCCACATAAGAAATTTATTTCATTATCAGTCAATGTTCCATTAGCATTATACATTAATTTAGGATTCCTTTTGTAATCATCTACATTAACATTAGTACACCAATTAGGAAGTATAAAAGTAACGCAATTATTATACTTATCCTTAGAATAATTACAATATCTCGTACTTTCTTGCGCAAAACTGAATACTCTATGTCTTACAAACTCATGGGAAACTCCACGGTCACAAATGACTCTTACAGAGATTCTTTTCTCATGGAGTTTTGTAGGTTCACAAAGAAAATTAAGGTCGTTCATCCAATTGTTTTCTACGAGAACTCTCAGATTAGTTGTAATGTAATAAGCATCTGTATTTGAAACCATTCCATAACTTACCCATGTAACCACTGAATACCTATTGGTAGAGTATTTATCAGCCAGGTCTTTATCTTTAGCTTCAAGATAAACAGTACCATGTTCAAGCATAGCTCCATGTCCTGATTTAATCATCCTGTCTACAAATTCCTTTGCAGAATTCTCTGTTATCTTATCTTCTGATTTATAACAAGTTCTTCCAGCAAGTTCTATTTGCTTATATACTCCGTCCAGTCCTGGCTCTTGCTCAATTATCTCAAATGAAGGTTTGATAAGTTTCATTTCCAACTCTCCTCTTCTTGTGTTAATAATGTAGCTTCCGCTATAACTCCTGCATCAGGAAGATAATCAATCTCTTCCATACTTACTATATTATAACTATTCGGTACTCCATTCAAACTTCCTTCTGCTTTCAGAATTCTTGAAGCTGATTCAGCACCAGTAGCCTTTACAACAGCAATTCCCCTTCCTCCTGTACTTATATTATACTTGACTAACCATAGTTTAAGTATTTCTGCTGTACAGGGAATACATCCATTTTCACACTCTTCCATATTATCTCTCTTGATTTTCCATCCACATTACTGTCATTATAGCATAATTCGCCATATCCAATAATGTATCCTTTACAGACTCATCCTTTACCTGACCTTCTTGTCTAGTAAGGGATTTTATTCTATTCATTTTGTCTCCTAACCTTACAACAGAAGCCACCAATCCAAATTCATCCAATGATTGACCGAATGAATCTCCATAATCATGGTTCTTTGCTGTAAATGTTTCTGTCATACCCTCTGTTATCTTATGAAAATGAGCTACTTTCGGGTCTGTTTTACTTATTTCTATGTCCATTGAAAAATTCCTCCTCTCTTTTTATATAATATTTACCATCATCTAATGTATAATATAATACTCCATTGTAGAATCTGTTAGAGTCAGCATCATATATTGATGCTCTCTTTTCAATCCTGCATTCTTTACCATCTATAACATAAGTCCTCTCAAGGTCTCTTATGGAACTACGAAGCAGAGGCAGTAGAATCAATACTACTACTGCCAATGCTGTTATTGTTGCATATATCACCATACTTGTCCTTTATTTTTAGTGAATCCAGCAATTCCCTACTTCTGCATCAGCGGGAAGCTCAATCTTTCTACAGAAGAATCCTCCTGCTCTCTTCATACAGTCCTGTAATACTTCAGTCATTTCATCAGCTATGTTTTCAGGTACTTCTATATTAATTTCGTCATGGCAGGGGATACACAACTTTACTTTAAATACCAAATCATGTTCTAATAAATACTCCCATAAGAATATTGAAGCAGTTTTGAACATAACAGCCCCAGTTCCTTGGCACGGGTAGTTTATACTTTGTTTCTCAGAAGCAGACTTTCTCTTAAAGAAATGTTTGACAGGATGTACATAAACATCAGCTATTGATACATATACTTCCTTGTTCTCAGACTTATTGGCTTTCTTTGAAGTATAGGTGTATGTTCCTACCATTCCATTGAAACTATCTCCTCTTGCAAACTTCTGATAGAGTTCCTGAAGTACAGGCTTGGGAAGAAGTTTATTCTCCTGACCTTTATATATCCTATAAGTATCCCAGAACTCCTTATTGAATCTAGCTTGAATACCCATCAGGATATCATAATCATAGATATATGCCTTATGCTGGCTGTAAGGATTAAGTAATATCATTCCAGTCTTCATAACCTGTGCTCTCTGTTTGTCCTGATATGCCTTGATACCCTTAAAACCTTTCATATAATTATCATATATCCTCTTGGACTCCTGCATGGATTTACCTGAATGCTGCATAATAGTATTGAAGTCCCCACCATAATTAATAGGAAATTCCACTTGTGATTTTACATCATTCCTAAGCCCATGAAACTTCTTCTTTATCTGCTCAATAGGACAATCTCCTATAATATCAGGGAAAGCCATTTTAGCAACTAGGGAATGTACATCCCCACAGCCATTGTTAAACAAGTCAATCATAGCAGGGTCATTGGTTATATCAGCTATAATCCTGGATTCCTGCCCTGAATAATCACATGATATCCATCTCATTCCCTTACCTGATATAAAACATGCTCTTGTTTCCTTATCATTAGGAAAGTTCTGGAAATTAAGATACTCAAGATTGTTTTGTTTATCCTTCCCACCCGAACTTAACCTTCCTGTATCAGTTCCAAGTTGATTGAAGTTAGTATGGATTCTTCCACTAACAGGATTAATTTGGTCTAATACATTCTGTCCATAAGTAGAAGTAAGTTTCTTGGCTGCCTTATATTGCAAATAAAGATATGCAATAGTAGATTTATCCTGTTGAGGCTCTATTACTTTAGCCTCTATGCTATCCTTGAATTCTCCTGTATCCTTATCCTTTGCCAACAGATTGAATCCTAGAGATTTAAACAATGGTATAACTTGTTTAGGACTATCCCAGTTGATAAGACATTGTGCCCTATCCTGAAATCCTAAGAATAAATCCCCCTGTAAATCTTCTCTAATGAACTTATTGCTTAGTCTGGCATCCACTGGAATCTTATAGGCTTCACAATATCCTCTTATAGCTCCTTTGATATCATGTTCAGGGCTTCTTTCCCCTTTCATCTTCTTTCTTGCCTTAAGGATATCTTCCTCTTCCATACCCTCAGTCTGTAGATAATGATAGGAATATAATTCACCCTTACATGATGATATTACCCAGTTGTCGAGAGCATCCTTAAATACCTTTTCAGTAAAGCTATCCAAAGTCATTTTAAGTTTCCACCTTTCTGTATCCAGCAGAACTCCACAATATTCAGTATATGCCATCCAAATTACAGACCTGTTCTCATATTCAAGAGCTGTAACCAGCCCTCTTTTATTGAGTTCTATCTGTTGGGCATCCTTGATTTTCTCTAGATATTTTACATCATTGGCTCCATATTCGATTACATCTTCTGCAAGTCCAGCCCACATAACCTTCCCTCGTACAGTCTTATCCAGTTCTACCCCAAGATAGTTCTCTCCAGCAGCTTTTAAAGCCATAGAATGAATACCTGATGGATATCCTAACCACATTAACTTTTCTGCAAGGAATCCATCATATACATTCTTAAGTACAATCTTATGATGGAACAGGAATTTAAGGTCAAACTTTATATTCCAACCTATAAACAACCTATCAGATTCAAGATATTCCTTATAGAAATTAATGTCTACTGTAGTTATATCTATAACTACCTGAAACTCATAACACCCTAATTGGAGCATTATGAGTTCTTTGGTATAAGGGTCAAACCCTTTGGTTTCAGTATCAAGTCCTACTGTTCTTATCCTTTCAAGAAGCTCAAGTGATTCTTCAACTGTTACCCTTTGGAATAAGTCTGATTCAGGAAGTATCTGTTGAGATACCAAATAAATCATATCCTCTCCTTTCTTTTTTTTTTTAATCAACTGAAAGTAATAGTCCAGCCAAATCCAGTAATATGGTCAATGGACTTTATCTTACTGTCAGCTTCCGCAAGAAACTGTCCTTCAATAAGCATAGGCCCTCCAGCCAAATCAATGAATTTGGTCTTTGCATCTATATATCCCGCATTGAAAGGAGAAGCAGTATTAAGCAGATAAGTCTTGGACTCTTCATCAGTTCCAGCTTTCTTTAATCTTTTTAACCAGTTTCTTTCCTCATATTTGGATTCCAGTTTAATTATTGCTTCCATATTACATAACTGAATAAGCTGTTAGTTCATCGAAGTCTAGTATATATTTATATCTTGTGAAGAAAGAATTACCTAATATACCATGCAGATTTACTCCTGTTTCAGCCTTCATTTGATTAAATGCCTTACTCAAATCTACAACTTGGAAATTCTCTAGATAGTTACTGTTTGCATATTCAACATTCATCTGAATATATCTGGATTCAACCAGTTCCCCTTCAATCCCATAATGAGTTCCGACTTCTTCAGTCTTCTCATATTTGAGACCCCTGAGTGCCTTTTCATTTATTGATGAATAGGAAGCTCCACTATCTAAAAGAAAGTTAAGTTTCTTACCATTATTCATGAATGTAATAATTGGCAAATCTGTTAAATCCATTGTCTCTCTAAAGGAAATCCTACCTTTTATAGCTTTTCCTTTCTTCCGTATATCGTCTACAACATTAGCTACAAAGGCTAGCACAGCTGCTAAAGCTAATGTTACGATTAATCCTGTAATAAATTCCATGCTTTCATGTTTTTTTTTTAGTTCTTATTTTTGCCCAGTTGACCCGAATCCTCCTCTGTTCTTGTTTCCAAGCATGTTTACTTTAACAAGCTTTGGTTTTGATAACATCCATCTCAATTTCTGAAAGAATGTGGCAAATTGGGAAGGAACTACTTCAAATTGGCATATTCTTGTACCTTTGGGAATAGTAGTAGCTTTCAGAGCATACAATGGAGCTTTCCATTCATCATTATCTCCATTATATACATTATCAATTATACCAACTGAGTTAGCTACTATAACATTGTATTTTGCAGGAGTGCTACTTCTACTTACTACCTTTGCTATCATTCCCTTAGGAAGTTCCATTGCAACTCCAAGACTTACAAGCCCAAAACCTTTCTTGGTGAACTTGGCATCTTCCGCAAGAACTAAATCAATAAAATCCCCTTTCCCTTTTATTACTACTGGGAAACAGCCTTTTGTTATTTCTTTTACTTTGATTTTCATACTTTCCTTCTGTAATCTTTTTTTTTTTAATTATTGACAGGCACTGTAATCGCAGGAATCACAATGTTTGCAGCCCCCTTCACGGATTATTTTACCGCCACATTGAGGGCAAGTTTCCCCCTTTACTTCCTCATTAGAAAGGTATTTGGACAGCACTCTGCACATAGCTGAACTGAATGAAGATATATTCTCATTTACCTTCTTGGCAGTCTTAATAATATACTTTATGTCAACTCCATGCCTTAATAACATTGAAGAATATAGAGTTGCAGCCCTTTCTTCTACATTCTCATTAGCCAATAGAATATTGGATATATTCAAATGTTCCGAATTGAAACTGTATTGACCTTTACCCCTCTTTGTAATCTGACCTTTATGATGTTCTATGTTAACAGGTCTCTGAGGTTTGAATGCAAATATCTCGTAAGGTCTGTCTTTTAATAGACCGACAAGAACTATAAACTGCTCTCCTTTGGACTTAATCTGATAATAATCTGCTTCAAGAACTTTAGGTCTCTTGGGTGCTTCCCTATTGTCAATCTGTTCAGGTTTGGTAACTTTGATAAGTACTCCTTCCCTACTTCCATCTCTGTATATGGTTATACCTTTAAGACCATTCTTCCATGCTTCAATATACAGGTCAGCAATCTCATCCTCAGTAGTTTCTTTACTCAAATTGACAGTAGAACTGATACTATGGGTAATATACTTCTGTACAATACCTTGAAGTTTTACTCTCTGATGCCAGTCTATTTCTGATGCAGTAGATTGATAATAAGGAGAATACTTGAATGCAGTTTCCCATTCCTTGAGTGTCCAGTTTTCATCTATATACCATTCAAGGTTACCAGGAACCACTTCTTGAGGAAGTAAATGCCTGATAATAGGAGACTCAGCATCCCTTAGTTGATTTGTAAGAACCCATCTTTTCAGATTAGGGTGAACAACTGGGAATAATGTATACTTCTCCCCTACCTTATCTATATAATCCACTCTGTCTGATTCGGACATACACTTCCTTCTCCTCAGATAGAATGGCATAAATACAGGCTCTATTCCTGAGGATGTACCAGCTAAAATACTTACGGTACCAGTAGGTGCAACAGTAGACCAACTTATATTTCTTCTGCCGAATAACATAAGTCTCTTATATCTGTCCAAGTCAGTTTCCTTCAAGGTTTTGAACCATGAATTACCTTCATCTTCTAGTTTACTATTCCAAGTGGGGAATACTCCTCTTTCAATAGCCATATCAATGGTACTATCCAATTCTCCTTTGAACATAATCTTCATGAGCTGTTCTACAGCTTTGAGACCTTCATCGGAATCATACTTAAGACCTAACATAGCTACTGCATCTGCCAGTGCAGTAAAACCTAAACCAGCTCTTCTCCCTTTCTTGGCAGTTTCCCTTATTCTACTCCAGAGATTGAACTCTGTGAAGTCCTCATCATCCTTTACTGCTTCAATTATCTTTTCTACAGCTTCAATTTCAAGGTCTACGAGGTCGTCTGCAAGCCTCATGGCTTCATATGCATGAGTATAGAGCAATTCCTCATTAATGGATGCCTTATCTGTAAAGGGTTTATCAATATAACTTGATAAGTTTATATGAATCAACCTGCAACTATCATAAGGACCCATTGGTATTTCACCACAAGGATTTGTCCCAATCATCCTGAAATCATCATATACTCCGTCAGGGGAATAATTGTGCATTTGAGACTCAAACATTATACCAGGTTCAGCAGTATTCCATGCACAGTGCATAAGTTTATTCCATAGCTCTCTTGCTCTTACTTTCTTAAAGAAAGAGTTAGGATGGTCATCATCTGAAAAGAACCATAATTCATTATATGGCATCTCCTCAATCATAAGACCTTGAGGTACACTTTCATCTACTGGGAATCTGAGAATATAATCTTCATCCTTCTCTACAGCTTGCATAAACTCATCAGTAACCTTAACTGATATATTAGCTCCTGTAACCTTAGTTAAATCCTGTTTCTTAGTTATAAATTCTTCAATGTCAGGATGATTAATACTCATACTTAGCATCAATGCCCCCCGTCTCCCGTTTTGGGCAACCTCATTGGTTATGTCCGAACATACATCCATGAAAGAAGCTGCACCAGTTGAAGTCCTGGCTGCATTATTTACCTGAGCCCCTCTTGGCCTCAATTCTGATAAATCGTAGCCTACTCCCCCTCTTCTTTTCATAAGTTGGACTTGGAAGTTCCTTGTCCTCATTATTTCTGCATAGCTGTCTTTAGGACTACCTATTACAAAACAATTAGATAAGGAAACCAATGCTCCTGTTCCTAAGCCTGACATTACAGAACCTCCAGGAATAATATACTTAAAGTCCTTAAATAAATTATATATACCTTCTTCGTCTAATATAGGTCTGTTGTAACCATAATTGGATAGTTTGAGTTTATTGTCCTGACTCATCCTCCAATTATAATTGTCCTCAACCCTAGCAAACTCCTTAGCTAATCTTTTATGCATATCATCAGGAGTTTCCTCTCCCTCTGCTGCATACTTATTTTGCCATGTTGAAGCTGCTAGTTCATCCCCTTTAAAATACTCCAATTCTGTCATGCTGTTCTCAAATTACTTATTTTCATTCTACCTCTATTTTCCTGTACTTCTCTCTTATACTTTACATTAGGATTATTCATATAATAGTCCAAGTCAACAATAATCTTCCTCCAATCCCTCAATACAAATCCTGATTCAGTTGTAAGGTCAGATTCACTGAAATTATCATGAAACTCCCATACAACAGGAGCTACAGTTCTTCTATTGATTACTACAAACTGATAATATTCAATCTTAAAGTCCTTGAAGTATTCATCCTTCTCAATTACCTGTTGTAGAACATATGTATATAGTTTACCCTGTATATCATATCTCCATTGGACAAATGAGCCCTCAAATTCTTCCTCAGGATGTCCTGTGGTCTTAAGGTCTATAGGATATATTATCTTCTTCTCATGGTCTACTATTAGTTCATCAAACATACACCTTACAGGTATTCCATTATATTCAGCCTTGAACTTTAACTGGAATACTTTCTCAATATGGCTTTCAAAAGGATTATTTGTAAAGAAGTCAGAAGTTGTACTGTTATCCCTTAATTCTGTTATACATCTTATAACATCATCATAATCTTCCTGAGCCAATACAGTCCTTTCTCCTGCAAGTGTAAGTAATGAATAATATTCCTCACAAGCCCTTATGTTCTTTTTCCTTAATGCAGCATAGCTTGAGCCTGTATAATAGCCATTTGCTATGGCTACTACATCAATTTCCCTATCCTCAATATCAGCTAAAGTCTTACAGTTCTTACCATGTCTTCTATGTAATTCTCTTACAATGCTGACAAGAGTATCAGATATACTGGGAAAAGAACATATTATGAACCTTTGGTCGAAAGCTATCTCTCCATCAGTAAGCAAAGTATCGACTGCTGACCCAAAAGTAAGGGCAGGAGTATCAACTTTATCAAACAGACTTCCAATCTTTCTCCAACCTTCTCTCTCAAATCTTGATAATGTAGAATAGCTGTAGGCTTTATCCTTCCTATATTCAGATTCTTCTACATTCCAAGCTAATTCCCTTATACTTTTCATTACCATCCAAGTTCAGGTTCATTATCCTCAAATATTGCATCAACAGTATTATCCCCAACCCTGTCCAATCCTTCAAGTTGTGCCAAATATACATCAACTTCTGCTCTTAGAGTGTTCATATCAGTTATATCTGCATTAAGATACTCTTCTTTAGGATTCTCTGACCTAAGACTGTTCTTAGTCTTCTGTATTGCAGATACTACCAGTTCATTTAATGATTCAAAATCTCTGGTATCAATAAACATACTGGCTACTGTAATATCACTTTCAGGAAGTGAATTTACAAGCTTTCTCATTCTATCTACTGGTTTCATAGGCTGTTTATTATATCTATTGCTTGCAACATTTGTCTTATACTATGAGGCTCCATAAATATATACATTAGACCATCATTCCTTTCATCAAGGTGTTTCAAGAACATCTTTTTCTTTATAGGGTAAGTATCATTCTCCTTGCCCTTTGCATCAAAATATATTCTATATTTATCCTTAACTACCAGGAAATCAGGAGTATAAGTAAGGTTTCTTAAAGCATTAGTTTGGCTGCTTAAATCCCTTTCATATACTCCAGGTCTATTCCTAACCTTATTAGGAGCATATACAGATATATTCTGTAATTTGAGTCCTTTCCATAATTCCACCCTTTCGGGCTCATGATAGAACTCAAGCCCCGATTGTTCAAGTCTTTTATAACATGAACATTCAAAGCTGCTCCTGAATTTGATATTATTGTATACAGTTACTCTTGCCCCTTTTATTCTCTTATTTTCCACTTCCATGAAACATATTCCTCAATGTACTGCTGAATACTGAACATGCTTCCTTTGCATCTTCAATCGTTCTGAATGCAGCAAAGTTCCTGTAGGTTTTAATCTGCCCTTTATTGACTTTGGTAATCTTACCATTTATAAGACTGATTGTATAGATATCCTTACTGTTTTCAATAGGGTCAGGATATTTCCTGTCAATAGATATAGCTACTTCCATTAGTAGTATGGACAGAGCTGCTGTAGGATAAATCTCATAAAGGTTATTGAGATAACCCTCTGCTTTATTATAAGTCCAGTTCTGTCTTTTGGCAAATGCTTCTATAGCATCTGCTACATCTTTAATTGCAGAAATATTCTTTCTACATCCAGCTCTTTTTATAATGCCTGCCCCCAATAATCCTTCAACATTATCTTTAGTTACCATAGTTCTCTGGGTAATGTGTGTCTTACCCAAAGGAGTATCTATAAATCCTGAATATTCAATAATATCTCCTAGTTCTATTGTTCCTCCATCAGGAGACAAATACTTTTCATTTCTTTCCATGTCTTACTTATTTTATGAATTTAACACTCTTGGAACCATTCTATTGATTCCCCATATTTCTCTTTAACCAAATCCTTTACGAGATTGAAAAGCTCTGAAGGCATTTTGAACTCAGTCCTTGCATAAAAAGCAGGATGGGACACCTTTATTATATAATCAGGATTCCTTTCCTGAATATAAGGTCTAAACGTCTGAGCCTGTTGACCAAATAGGACATAGATAATTCCTGGGTTGTTGATGGATATATTCTCCAGTAACTTACCAATGAATTCCCTCCAAATCATTGTATGACTCCCTATCTTCCCAGTTTCAACTGTAAGGGCTGAATTAATCATTAAAATTCCTTGCTTTGCCCAGCTTTCTAAAGTCTGGTCAAAGATAATACTGTTATGTGGAATTTCAAAATTAATACATGCTTCCTTAATAACTTTTAATGAAGGGGATAAATTATTCTCTGGAACTTCTTTCCTGTTTCCAAATAATATTCCAGTAGCTACTCCTTTCTGAGGGTAAGGGTCTTGTCCAACAAAAACTACCTTTAACATCCTGTAAGGGCATAATTCAAAAGCTCTAAATACATCAGATTGGGCAGGACAGACAGAAGTCCTCTGATACAGTTTTCCAACTTCTGTAAGAACAGTACCAAGTTCCTTCTTATCTATTACCTCCATCCAATCTCCAAAATATTCCTCTAAGGTCATTCCTGTATTACAATATTGTCTATAATCTCTTCTGAATGCTCTTCCAACCAATCACCTATTTCATCATTCGAGAACTCAGTAGGATGGGACAAAGTAGGTCTGAAAAAGAAACTATCAATAGAATCTCCAATTATGAGTTTCTTCTCAGGCTTTTTTCCATATGCCCAATAATCAGGACTGGATGGAAACATATTTTCTATATCCATCTCCATAAAGGCAGGAATTAACTTCCTTCTAATAGCTTCTTCCATAGGATTGCTATTATCATATACTCTGGGAGATACATGGAGATTAAAGTCTCCTTTCTTTATAATAGAGGTACCAGTGATATTTTCGATACCAACTTCGATACTTCTACTAGCCAGCAGTAATGGCTCCTTATCATTATTCAATATCATCCCGTGTCCAATATAATATCTATAGAGCACTGGACTAGAACCCAAAATGCTTATACATGCCATTCTATCATATGTACTCCTTTCTTTAAGATATTTACTAAGAGCATCCCCAGTTCCTCTTCCATTTGGTATATAATTACCACATGCTAATAATGCTGTAACTGCTGCTGGAGAGGATTCATTGGTTGAATTTAAGAGGTAATATTCACCTGTTAAATATGCAGGAATATCCCTATCAGTGGATGCCACCCTCATATACAGACTGAGGGCTTGACTTGCCCCTTCTATAGCACCCATCGGGCGGGCAACTGCACGCTCAAAGTTTCTTGAGAAAGCCCTCCTCAGATAATTTAAATAACTCTGTGCTATCATAATTCAACTTTAAAGAACATGGTTTCAGCAGTATAAGAAGTAAGGAATGGTACATCTCTTAGTACAAGTAAATCACATCTGTTGGCTTCAAAGTTAACTAACAGGTTAACCATAACCGATGCTATCATGTTAGCCATAAATGAAGTCTGTTTATAACTACAAATAGTGTGTTCAGCTTCACTGCTGTCAAACAACCATTTATCTTCATACTCCTTCATTGCCCTTTCATCATTTCCCTGTATTGCCAGAACCTGAAACTCTTCTGCTGCTAATCTTCCATCAATGAATATTGCCTCATTTGCAAGCTCAGGATTGGCTGATAACCTGTTTTTCCAAGCCTGATAACAGTCCTTTCTTGCCTGCATATTATCAAATCCGCATATGGTAACAGCTTCAACTTCTGTTTCAGAGGTAATTCTAACTCTTATTGCTAATACATCCTTAAAATTAGCATAGCTAACCATCTGACTGGCAAGGGCGTCTACTTTATAACCTCCTATATGCGCATTTGAATATAGTTGTCCTGACATATTGCCTTCTTCAACCCTATCATCGTCCCATAAAGTAATACGACCTACATGAGTTCTAGCTAATAGAAATCCCACATAACTTCCAATTCCCCCTACTCCCGCAAGAGTAACTCTTGTATTGCTTATTTTCTCAAACCAAATAGCCCCATTGAATCTGCTTGTTACTTCTGATATCTCTATACTTTCAGGATTGGGAGGGATTATATCCATACCTTCAGTTTCATTAGTTACCAAGGAACTGGCTGCCGTAAATAGATTCTTCCAGGCTGTATTAACCCAATACGAATATCTACGTTCACTTATAGGATGGATGATTACTATATTAAATGCACCTGCACTTGAAGTAGGGTCTATTCTTTCTATCCTAAGAGAACCATGTGCTACTGCCCTTACTGCATCAACTAACTGTGTATAATCTCCAATCCATGTTAATCCTCCAGGCAATCTTCCATTTAAGGGTATTTCAGGAAAAGAGAATTCGGGACTTATTAATTCTTCTAATGTCATATCTTATATTATATAATCCTCTAATAATTCTACATAAAAATTAAGCCATTTATTCTTAGGCAGTTTACTTAATAGTTCTCTCACTTCAAATGCTACCAATGCTGCTACTTCTCCTAAATCAAATCCCATATTGAATAATGATTTATCAGATACACTATTTATAATGAAATCAACATATGAAGTAGCAAAAGTCTTAAAGTCTTCTATATCCTCAAATCGGGCTTCATACAAGCTATTCATACTTGATGCCCACTTATCCAAGTCTAACTTGCTTTTACTGGTAATCAGTATGCTTCCTGTTATAAGTTGCCTTGCAATAGCATTAACTATTCCCTCATCTACTTCTACTGTTCCATAAGGAAGAAGTTTATCATCCCCATCTTGAGCAGTAGGTTTCTCAATAGTCTGAGTAGGCATTTCTGTTTCCTTAGTTTCCATTATCTCCCCTACTACATTCTTACTGTATTTGGGGAAGTAATCATTAAGGGCTGGACGGTTCCAAGTACAAGACCTTATTGTCTGGGGTTTTTTAGTTTCTCTTATTTCCTCCATTCTAGCTTCCATTTCTTCCTCGAACTCTCTTGATTCCCCTTCAATTTCTATTATAAGGGTATCATACTTTATGTATTCATTAGTTTCCTTATAATGCTGTTCAACTTCGATTGAATCCCCTTCCCATGTAGGGTAAGTTACCGTTTCAGTAACTACAGCCTCAGAGTAGGCATGTCTGGTAATAGCAGCACTGTATTTTCCTGCATTGTTTACAATCAAGGATACAAAATGAGGCATATCCATACCTTCTTTAAGTAAGGTATTAGTATCAGTCCCACTAAAGAAAGTGCTCATAGTATTATGCGAATGGATTAATCCTTGATATACTCCTCCTGCTGCCAGTTCAGGATGGTCTACAACATAACCTGCTACATCTGCTGACATATAAAAATCAGTGAATGTAGAAGTACCTTCATCCATCTGATATAAGTCTATACATCTTATTACCAGAGGATTCTCTGTGTCTTCAAAATCCCCCTCAACTTTGTAGAACAGGACTCCTGACCATTCATCCTTCCATATTTTTTTACATAAGAAACGAATCTTTTTCTCTAATTGTTCAGATACAATAAGTTTAAATGTATCTGACCCTTTCACCAACTCCAATGCTGGAGCTTTCTCTATTTGGTCTTCCATAACCTCCATTTAAAACGGTTAATATTCCTTTTATTATTTTATTCATGATGTATATAGATAGAATATAGATAAAATTCTCTTCTTCATCCTCAGTAGGAACGTTATCTATTAAATGAAATCTCACTGGTTCCCCTCTAAATGTAAACATTTCATCACCTTCGAGAGCTCGGAATCTACTAGGGTCTATACCCCTCCCTGTTAATTGGATAAACTTACTTTGAGACAACTTACATTTTGTAAGAATACCTTTATATAGGAGCTGAGGTAAATTCATTGCATAAGGAATGCCTCTATACCCACTATTGTAAAACTCGATAAAAGTTCTAGATATTACCAAAGTCCTTTCCTTATCAGACATGGCAATATTATATATTCCATCAGTATAATTGAACTTGAGAATCTTCTTATTTAGAAGATATTTTACAAAATTCTGTAGGATATCATTCCTTGTAATGGGGCTAATATTATGATATCCAAAGCTGTTAGGACTGAAGTTTGGAGATATCGGTATTGCATTTCCAGTAGGGATTCCTATGTTGGTTATCCTTCTATAAGGTACTCCAGCAATAGATTCTACCTGTACATACCTACTAAGTTCAAGGCATAGTAACTGCCACATAGCATCATCAAAGTTTATGGCTAAAGTAGCAAGGGTACTATTGATTGGCCCTCTCCCAGTACATACACTCCTAAATTCACTTAAGTTATCCAAATTTAATCCAGGAACATGAGAATGCATATAATCGCTAACCAAATGAGTATATTGATAATCAGACCTGTTCATTGTAAAATATCCCTTTCCTCTTCCCTCTGTATCAAATTCTACCTTTACATATAAATGATGCACTATTGTAAAATCATCATATTCATTTTCAACTCTTACCTCAGGAAAATGTACAAGTATAAATGGGTTGATTCTGCTTCCTGTTATCATCCCTTTTAACCGTATATTACTATCAGGTAAAGGAGCATCTTCAAAGATAGATAATACATCCTCCAATGAAAGGCAGCCCTGCATATCTACAAATTCTTCTCCAAAGAAGTCTAAGAATATCTCATATATTCTGTTAGGCTTCTCCATAATATCGTTATATATTGTTTCTATTCTTTCTTTATCTGCTTCAGTCATAGACATTATACATTATAAAAAAAAAGGGAATCTCAATGATTCCCCTTAATATTGTTAATATCAAATACCTAGCATTTCATTGATTTCAGCCTGTGAAATCTTAGCATCCTTTACTTTAAGAGTTGCTTTCTTTTCAACTGGTGCAGCTGGCTCTGCTACAGTTCCTGCAAGAGTACCCATTATATTGGCATAATCTGCTGATGTAAGTAAGCATACATTGTTTAAGGCCTCAACAAGTTGTCTGAATGCTCTTTCCAGATTACTAGTGCTCTTTACTTCTACATCCTTACCTGATTTTACTGTTGCAACCTTAGAAATTACTTTCTTGGATTTTAGTTCAACTACAGGAGTTTTAGCTTCTGGAGTTGCCTTTGCAGCAGGTTTTGACTTACTGATAAGCTCTTCCAACTGACTGTTTGAACATTGGGTGAAGTTCTTACCATACTTTGCAATAGCATCCCCTTTTAAACCTCTCTTTGCGATTTCCGCATATAATTCTTTTCTTGTTGCCATACCTGATTCAATCTTCTTGTTAGGTGTTGAAAGAATGAAAGTCAAATCATTAACAACCTGACCTTTATATTCAATATTTGAAGGTAAGATAGAAGCATCATCCTTTAGGGTTGCACGAATATGGCCTTCATAAAACTCAGTTCCTACATAAGGAATACCAAGTTTGCTCATTTCAGCCTTTAGTTCACCTAATGTAGTTGCTGTAGAACCTTCAATAACTTTCTGACTTTGAGTCTTATTGTTAATAATCGTAATGTTTCTTCCGTTAGTTTCCATAATCTTTTTTTTTGTTTTTTTTTTATTAATTTCTCTCAAACAAATCCAAGATTATCTTCCTGAATTCTTGTCTGTTTTGCAGATGTTTATATATATCACTTATATCCTTACATCCTGCAATGTTTGGTAATACGAGGTTAGTGAACCCAGTGGCTTCTGACAGCTTTAATCCATCTTTCAGACCTGCTTCATCATTATCCAGGAGTGTATATACTTTCGTATATCTCCTTTTGAGTTCACTAACTGCTGTATCACTCATATTATACCCTTCTCCTTGTATGGACAGGGCGGGTATCCCTGTATTACTCCATAAACATAAGGCATCCTTCATAGAAGAGCAGATACATATTCTGTCCCCTGTTTCAGGAACCTTAGTCCATAATGATATTACAGACATATCATGTTTGTTAGTCCATTTATATCCATCTTTATTGAATGGCTGGTATATCTTTAATGTTATCTTGCCTTCTTTCCTTTCAACATAGGCATAAGCATATTTGTCTGCTCCGAATACATACCTTTTACCATCCTTAATAATTATCTTGTGAGATATCGGATAAATGTCTGCATATTTCAGCCACTCTAGGCTGATTCCAAAAGAATTCCAATACTCTATATCATGTTCTTTCCAATCCCTCACTTTACATTCAAGCTCTGTATGGGATATTTTAACAGGCATTGGAGCTCCTTTGGCAGTCAACTTTGAAATCAATGGTTTCTTACTTGAGAAATTAGGTAAGTCCTCCCAAATCTTGGTAAGTACCTCATTGTAACTCATCCCCCAATATCTCATAAGTAAATCAAATATTCCCCCTTTGTCCCTATTTGCAAGGTCAGTCCAATATACCTTGTTTCCCCCTGGGCTATAAATGCCAAAGGAAGGATGATTATCAGGTCTTAATGGGGACTTTATTAACTTGGGTAAGGAGTTTATACCAAAATAGTGATATAATATATCAAACTCACTTACTACCTCAAGAATCTTCTCAAGAGTTATACTTGGTTTGCCTATATGAATAGCCATATCATTCAATTAAGTGTTATCTATTATCTTTGTTCTTTCTGTTTGTGCTATACTTACTTAGAAAGCAGAAGCTTCCGCTGGCTTGCTCCAATCCCAAGGGGTAGAAGCTGTAGGAGTAGGTTCCTCTGCTGAGAAATCTGTACTTTCTACTACATATTTATGCAAAGGTTTAACTGAGAATTCAGTATTAGGAGCAGCTCCATTTGCCTGTGCATCCTTGATTGCTTCATCAAGTTTACTGTAGTTTGTAACAGCGTTCTTGGCAAACATTCTTGTAAATACTGCCTGATATTGTTTGCCTTCATCAGTAGTCCTTACCCCGAAAGCAGCCTTGACAGCATAGCCATGAGCAAGAGCAATCAAGTCCTTTAACTCCTTAACATTTCCTGCAAGCAATGCAGTCATATTAAGTGAGACTTCACAGTCAACCAGTTTGTCTGCTTCCTTCATAATCCACTTACCATCTTTATAAGATGCTGGTCCAGGAACATTCAACCATTGAATCAAGAAGTCTACAAGAGCTTCTTCCCCTACATATGCAGCTCTATAATCCTTGTCAATATTTGCAGGCCCGTTTGAATAAACAGGAATTTCCTTTGCTTCATATTGCTCTTTTGTTACCCATGCAGTTCTGCCATACTTATCAATAACCTGCACTTTACCTGATGTAGCCCCTACTCTAATAGATTTGCCTAAAGCAAATGAGATAGGAACTGTTACATCAATTCCGTTGTTTACCTTACTTTCAGGGTCAGTCCTTACATAGAATGTAACCCTTTGCAATTCGGAACCATCCTCATTTTTGAAGGTATATTCAGGTTCTTCCTCTACATTACGTCCTAAGGCTACAAGCTCTTCTTTGTTAGGATTAACTGCTATAACATTAACAGCTCCAACTCCTGAATAAAGGTCAAAACCTCCTTCTACTGATTGTTTTCCAATTTTAACTCCCATGTTCTTATATTACTTTTAAATGGCGTAAATAATTATATTGATTCTTAAACTTCAAAGGGCAAATCAGCTCCTACAGCTGTACCTTCTGCAAGTTCATTTACAGGACTGTAATCTCCTGCCATTACCTCAGTTTCAGGAGCTTTCTCATCTTCGCTGACTGATTCAAGATTTACTTCTTCAACCTCTGGAAGTTCCATTTCCCCTGCAAGTACCTGTTCTGATGTAAATCCCCCTGTCATTGTAATGACTGGTTGTTCAAATGCATCAATCACTCTGTCACAAGATTCCAGTTCCGCTGTCAGTTCTGCAATCTTTGCTTCAAGTTTAGCTCTTTTGATTCTTGAACTCTTAACATTCATGGCTGTTCTTTTTACTATAGCCAGTTCTGTTCTACTTAATGTTTTCATACTTTTGTTTTCTCTTTGTTTTTTCTTTTCATTATCTTATATCTCAATAAACCGAAACCAATATCCTGGTTCCAGGTTTATTCTTGTCAGGTCTACATAATTTACAGATAGTAAACTCCCTTTCATATAATCCCAGTACATAAATAAATAATGGAAGTTCATTATGACTGAACATAATAAAGGCTATGAATTGTCTGCTTAACAGCTCATCTTTGCCCTTCTCAATACAATATGAAAGGAGAAATTTTGAGACATCTTCCGTTGTTAACGTACCTGAATTATATGCATGAGAGAGTCTTACTATTTCTGTCCTATCCATAATATTCATTTATGGCTTTTACCACGAGACCCAAATCATTAGGAATCCAGTCCTTTTCAAACATTCCATCAGGAGACTTAGCTGGAATCCTTATACCGTTTTCAATGGTAGTATGAGTATAGAAACCATATTCAGGCTTTCCCTGCTGATTAAATCTAACATCAGAGAATAGAGCCATAGGAACTACTTCCATAGGATTGTACTGGTCGTCAAGTAACTTACCAATAGTCCTAATCTTATACCCTACAATGGTTTTGTCACTGATAAGTTCTTCTGCATGAAGTAAGAAGAATACATTAATATTATCCCTCATTTTCTCACATACAGAGATAATCTGCTGGAAATGCTGGGCTAATTCCGTAAACTTCCCGTAGCCTGTCTCTTTAGCTCTCTTAAAGAACTCTTTGGACATGATAAATATAGCATCATCCAATACTATATTCCTTACATGAGCAGCTCCCTTGTCAATACTTTCAAGCAATCTGATAGTATCAGTATATTCCTCCACCCTAAAGAAATTCTTCTGTTCCTCACTATACAGGGAGTTGCTTCCTTTGAACGGGAGTTTCTTTCCCAGTACATTGATAACTATAGTTTCCTTAGGATTCAAGCCTCTGATACTGCTTGATTTGCCTGTACTTGTTTTACCTACGACAATACAAATGTTTGCCATTACTTTTCCTTTCTCTTTTTATTTATTTTAAATCCTGCAAAGATAGTGCATTTAATCCATTTAAGCAAGCCTTTACAATTAGAATTAGATTTACCCTTACTTCCTACAGTAAAGAATGTAGGACTGCTCCTCTTTCTACTAATACTGTTGGCATAAGTTACATACTCAGTTAAAGCATTCTTATCATTAGGGAGAGGTAATTCCCTGTAAACGCTTACAGCTCCATCGAAGAATAAAGGACATATTTGTCCTCCTGCTCCGTTATCCCTGTCCTCAATAACCTGCATAAATCTTATATTGTTCTTGAACTGGGTAATATCATATCCCTCATACTCTCTTAAACCATATTTATAAGGACTATATAACCCTAATACTAAATTAGCATCTCTTGTCGTTGTCTTACAATCTGCGAGACCATCAGAAGAAGGCATCATCTTGTTCAGCTTTTGATTCTCGATTCCTTCCTGAGCCTGAGCCTGATGTTGGATAGCAGTAAAATTAAGTTCAAAAATATCCCTTAACTGAATAGCATACTTACTCATTTTTTCAATGGTCTGCATTTTATTCAGTCCATTCTCACTTGAAAGATTCGAGTAATTATCTAATATTGTCAGTACATATCCTTCAGGGTCATCGGGCTCATAGTAATCTATGACCTGAGTATCTTCCACTATACCTGTGTCAGCATTCTTTCTCTTACTGGTTTTATAATGGAATTTTCCTCTTTCAAGCATATAATTCCATATATACTTCTGAATTCCTGTAGGATTCCTTTCATGGTCTATATAGATAACAGTTTCCTTGAACTTGTCAATATATCTCTGATATTTCTCGGATTCAAGCAGTTCTATAACATTCTCAGGAACAGGTCTGTCAGCAGATGTACTCTTTAAGTCTGTGGGGGATATCCTTATATTATCCAATCTGAATAACAAGTGACACAGAAACTCATAGAACTTCTCTTCCTTGCCCATTTCAAGAGTGAAATAAAGTATATTCAATCTTACTTGCTCAGGATGTTCCAATACATAGAAGAAAGGCTCATATACCAATATGTAATCTGCTAGTTTACTCTTTCCTACCTTCTGATTGGCAGTTATGATATTATATCTTTTCTTCTCTATACCAGGAAGCCATGCTCTAAGCCTTGAAAAGGATAATGGAATACAGTTAATCTTACCTTCAAGTATCCTCTTTCTTCTTTCCTTTAACTTCTCAAGAGCCCTATCAAAGCTATCTTTTTCAGCCATATTCCATTTAATTTAATTCACTAGTCCAGTCTCCTGAAAGTACGGTATCCTCATTCTCAAGCAAGGTTGCAAGGTCAGATTTAGGGTCAATATACATATCCCCGTTTTCATCCATCTTCCTTTCATCCTTCCATATAAAATACTTCAATACTCTCATATAAGAATAGTTCCCATTGAATGATTCAATATATCTTCTGGCTGCATCCAGTATCTCCCTGTCTTTCCATTTATTGCCATAAAGCTTAAAGAACTTCTTCAACCTCAAAGTAATATCTTTCCTATTGCCTCTCCAATATTGTGAAGACCCCTCTTTCCTTCCTTCTGGAAATATCTTCATCAATTCTGTTGCAAGGTTATCAAGCCTGTCTACAGACTGACTTCCCTTATCAGAATCCAATATGATATTGGATACTATATCATCCCATCTTTGAGTTACCAGATATCCTCCAAATATATCATCCCTTACGAGAATCTTCTTTTCCTCCAATTCTGTAAATAACTTAGGAAGTTCTACACCAGACTTTACCAACAGTATAGCTAGTACCTGAGGAAATGATATTCCACTCTTCTCACACTTTTGTTCATCTATTGTTACTATCATACCTCTAATTCATAAATGTCTTCAACTTCTTTTACATACTGGGTATCTACTTTATCCAACAGTACATTGTTGAGATAATCCTCATCCCTTGTTCCTTTATAATAAAGAATGAATACTAGAGGAGATTCTGCTCTCATTGCCCTTCCAGCCTTTTGTACAAAACCTCTTTCCTGACCATCAAGCTGGATGATTATTCCAGCCTCTATTCCTTCAAGATTCTGTCCTTCCTGTAGCATTCCTACAGCAAAGAGATTATTTATCTCCTTGTTATTGAACTTCTCTATTATCTCAAGGGAATTCTTTCTCTCAGAATGTATGGCATTATCTTTTCCTAACTTTGTAGCTTGGTCTATACTGGAGCAGAAACAGATATACCTTTTCTTCTTGAGTTTCCTCAATAGAACTTTTGATATATCTGTCTTACATTCCCCTAAGAACCTCTTCCTTTCAGACCCAATCTGAAGCCATTTATTCTTTATAGCCTCATTTCTCACTCTTACAAACTGCTTATACCAGTAGTCAGATTGTTCTGTAAGGAAACTATTCTTCTCTTTGGCAGTACAGCTCATTATAAGTTTAATATTGGGATAGTTCTTCTTATCTTTCAGATATTTCCACCTTTCAGCATAAGTACACTTGACTGTAACTCTCTTTTTACTTGCCCCTCTTGTCTGTATAACCTGATGTATAGGATAATAATCATCCAACTCCAAAGGTATCACAAATATCTTAGGTTCAGGAAGTATCCCTCCTTTTACTGCATCCTTTAAAGATATCTTGTAGTTAACAAACTTTCCGAATATACGTTCTAAGTCCTGTACAATAACATCATGTAGAGTGGCTGATAATAAGAGAACATGGTCAGATTTAATCAAGGAAAGGATATCAAGTCTAAGATTGGAACCTGCATGATGTCCTTCATCAAGGATTATAAGGGAGTATTCTTCCCCAGTACGATTCTTTAAAGAGGCATAAGTTGTAGGAGTTACCAAAGCAAGTAGTCCATCTTTATCCCATTTCCTGAATTCATTCATCCAATTCATTAAATGAGGTTTCTCGGCATAACAGAGTAATACTCCCTTACTTAATTCCCCTTTATCTTTAAGACTCTGGATTATATCAAGGGCAGCTTTCGATTTACCTACTCCAGTAGCCCATTGAAGGGCAACATTCTTATTGCCCTCCATTAGTTTTACTGCTTTCTTAGATACCTCTTCCCTTGTCATTTGCTTACTTTATCAGCTTCAACTTCTTCATTCAAGGATGATACTACAGCCTTCAAATCAACAAGAGCTTTCTCATTCTTTCTGATACCCTGAGTAATCTTGAACATCCTTTGGATGGTATCTTCAATAGGGCCATCAGTAGCAAGTAATACTTCCAAATCCTCATATTCTGATTTCATCTTATTGATTTCATCTTCAAGATTCAACTTAGCCATTTCAACTGCACTGTTGATTCTTTTCATTCTACTCTCTACCTGATAATCCTTGATTAAACCTTTTGCTAATGCTTCTAACTTTTTCATAATTTTCATCTTTTTTTTTTTGTTATTAAATACAAAAATCAAGCTTTATTTCATCATCTTCGTCTTCAACTATACAGGAAGTAATTGAGCAAGGATATTCTTTTCTAAGGGCATTTACTAATTTGGTAGCATCTTCAAGGGAATAACATACAGGAAAATCCCCTCCTTCACAATACCCAAGAACTTCCTGTGTGAATTGCCTCTTCTGCTCTTTATTTCCTACAGCCCTATCAAATATAAGGTCGTTGGCCTGTCCCCCTCTATTGGAGAAATATTTCCCTCCATCTATCCATTTGTAGGAAAACTCCTTCCCTTCTTTATCTGTATAAATGAAATTTTCCTTATCAATCCATTTTATATTCAATCTCTTGATTTCCATAAACTTTTTTTTTGTCTTTATCATCTAAGACTATCAGTTAAAGCCTTTACTTTATTGATATAATCTTCGTCTTCCGCATATCCTATCCTTTTAAGGAAATTATAATAGTCCTCATTCCTCTTGAGTCTTTTCTGTATATTATCCCTGTACATTATAACAGCATCAGACCAATGCCTGAATCTGAAATACTGCATAGTCCTGCTATTGAACAGTCCAAATGGGTTATTATATTCTCTGAATACTTTAGACCTGAACCACCCTGTCTCCAATATAGCTTGGGCTGTTACTATCTTAGGCTCCTTTAAGCCATAGTGTTCACAAGCCAGCATAAGTATGGAATCATTCAGTTCCTTAAACAGGAACTCAGGTTGGGCTAATACTACTCCTACTTCCATAGATTCCGGTACTGCCTTATGTTCCTTATACAGAAAATAGAATCCAAATACAGCTGTAATGAGGATACTATAAATCAATAGAAATTTCTTCATATTTCAAACAATATTTTATAGGCTCGGGTAATACTCCCAAACCAGTCTTTTTTATTATACCATAGTAATACTATTATAGTATTATATGATTCTACAATCTCAATCTTAGGCTTATATCTCTTTAAGGATATTATAACCCAAACTACAACAAACAGAATTACTACTACCTTAATAAATAACACAGTTCTCTTTAATAATACAGTTGATTACTTATCATGTATAATGTTCTTAAGAGTCCTCTTAATAGCTTTCTCATATACCTTAGAATCAACAGAATATGAAGCATCTCCTGCTATATTCTTGGTATTGTCACCCATTCTTTTGCCAACAGTCATAAAGCAGCTTCCTATCCTACTTCTATGCATAGGAGAATTTTCATGATTATACCAGCAACCCTGTACATATGAAATTCCAATATTCAATTCTCTGGATATAATGTTGAAAGCTCTTCTTAAGTTATCAGGATTTTCAGATATTACTTCTTTAATGAACTCAATATTATCCCTGATTAGAAGTCTTGCTTTTCCACGAGGGTTTCTATGGGTAGCTCCATTATTTTTGAACATGTACCATTTGCTTGCACATGCACTATAAGACATTGAAGGATGTAAAGCTCTAAATGCTTCTGTGCCTAATGACCACCCATGTTGCTCTATACAATGTTTTAATTCTGTCTCCATTTCAGGAGTCCATTTTGTTATTCCCATGTTTTTTTTTTTAGTTTAACACCTCATAGGTATATGATATACCATTTAATTGTTCACAAATCTTCTGTAAGTGAGCTTCAAGTCTGTTCTTTATATTCATGGCTTTCCAGACCTTTGACTTAATAAAATAAGGGGCTTCATCAGACACCATATATTTATAGGCATCCACAGAAAGATTGATAGACTGTTTGGCAGGAATAGACTTTCTTACTTTTACAAACATCCTTTCCCTTTTCTGTACTTCCTTATCCCAAAGTTCAACTACAATGGTATCATAGCTCTCTAATGGTTTGTTTTCAGCCACCTGCTGGCTTACCATAGTTCTTCCTGGAAGAACAACAGTAAGACTTACTTTAACTTCATTATTCATATATAATAACACAGTATCCTATAAATAAAGAAAGCCTACTACTCTTTTTATTGAATAGTAGGCTTGATAATAAGGTAGAACAGTTATAACGCTATTTTTATATTCTGCACTGATTAATTGAAGTAAGCGTTAAATACACTAATCTTATTTTTTTTTTTCTTTAATTGAGGAGCATGGAGGACTCGAACCTCACTTATTAATCTCCTATTTGCATTTCAGAGATATAAGATACTCTCCCACCTGTTGATATCCTAATTAATCCTAGGTTCATTAGAAATACCAGAGAGTAACATGCCCCTATAGGAAGGGGAGTAGGATTTGAACCTACGACCACAAGGTTAAAAGCCTGAAGTAACTGTATCAGCAATACATCCAAAGATGATAACAATAGATACAGTATTATACGTGCTCTACCAGACTGAGCTATCCCCTTCATATTAGTACCATAGAACAGTCATTAGGGTATTGTTTTGACCTGTTCAAATTATTATAGAAGTAACCCTAATAATCACTAATGGTACTTTTTCTTTATCTTATTCCTCAAATCTATTTTCCAGACCTTCCATAGCTGCAATATAGGTAAGGAAATGTGCACTGAAACTACTTATTTCCGCTGTCCATATTCCCTTATAGTCTACACCTTTAAGTTCTGATGAAACATCACAGATATAATTGTATTTCCCAAATGGTTTGGGAACTCTCTTTTCAGGATAATCACAGTCCTGAGAGTCAGAGAATACTATTATTCTCTCAAAAGGTTCCCCTGCTGCATATTTACTCTTACACCATTCCAAACATTGTCTTGTGAATATTCCTCCTCCACCTATCAAATGACTTGTATCATCTATCTGTCTTAGCAAATCAAATCCTCTTGAGGGATAATTGATTATTGTGTGAGCTCCTTTTTTTCTACTATCATTTCCTGCTGTACATACAAGCTCATAATCCTCACATTGGTTTATAGCCAGCATAGCCATAGCTTTTGCAGCATCAAGCCTTGTAAGCTGAGACCTATATGACAGATTTGCTGTCATTGAACCTGAACAGTCCAATATAAATAGAGTTCTGCCTGGAAGTTTAGGAAGGTGTTCATAAGAACTTAACATTGCATCTTCAATCTGTCTTCTAAACTGAGGATTCTGTTTGAATGCTTTAAGGAAATCAAAAGGTAAGAGCATTGAAGATTGAATACTGTTTAGTCCCTCTTCAATAACTTTTATCGGTACACTTGCTTTCATCATATTTGATATATTCCTCAGCATTGCAAGTCCTCCTATCTTACCTTCTTCAATCAATCTGACCCATGTTTCTTTCTTATTCCCTTCTGCTGACAATGCTACCTCCCATGTATCGGGAGTCCTCAAATTTCTCTCTGCAATCTTCTTGAAGAGAGCTTCCTCATCTGCATTATTCGGTTTAGGATGAACAAGAAATAAAACATCCCTCAGTTTGATTTCCGATTCCCTATCATACTTTGCAAACTTGTATTCATTGAAATTATGAAAGGCTTCCGCAAGACCTTTCTTTGCTTGATTGGCAATAGGTTTCTTACCTTCCTTCCAATAAATAGCAAGAAAATCAGCAAGCATATCCGCTCTTGTAATTATCCTAGGCAACAAGTCTGAAACAAATAGTTTATGTTCAGGATATTTACACATTTCTGATGCAAGGAACAATGGAGTATGTCTTAACTTCTGTTCTGTTCTTGCAGCCAAAGCTATATCATATACATCTTCAGCAGGGCATAATGGTATCAATCTCTTGATTTCATCAGCTACAGATTCTCCATCCATATAAGCTATATCCTCCCATAATAAATTAGCGAGGACTGCTCTTTTCAACAATGCTGTATTATTCTGTTTAGCTACTAAAGCTCCTGAACCACCAGCCAATCTTTCAGTATCAAATCTAGTTGATTTCTTTATTGACGGATTTACTTTATTCATTTCATTTATCTCCTTTAATTGATTATTACTTTGCAAAGTAAAGTAAACTCCCCGATATATGCAAATATAAAGAGGAGTTTAACATTATTTTAACTTATTCTATATCATTATCCAAATCATGATGCCCCTTTATAAGGAACCTGCATGCTATACATACTACTAAATGCTGGATACCACTGGCAAATATAATTCCTATCAGAATATCCTGCCATTTAGGTAGAACTTCCCAACTTGAAAGGTATATTATACATAGGAAGAATGTTATCCAAGTTGCACTGCAATAGATACAATATCCTAATGGAAATGCAATCCATCTTTTGAACTTATCCCACTTAGTGGCAACACATAAGTGTCCTTCAATTACCCAATGCTCTAAGACATTATAGTACCACCAATTGAATATCATATTCCTAGGTTTCAGGCAATTCCTATAGAATATACCCAAGAGTCCTCCTATCAATCCTAATAAGAAGAACTCAAGCATCAGATTTAACCACATGGCAATGAAGCTTTAATAGACTTGGCTGTATTACAGGTAGGATTATCAAAACAGAAATCCTTTGCAAGGACTACATATGAGAACTCACAAATACCAAGAGTGAATAAACCTTTACTTTTACTGGTTTTACCGTCTCCAAAGTATCTCCCCTTTCCAGCATAATATCTGAAAAGCCATTGTTCTCCATCGTGAGATAAGAATATAGGAGTATCAATCTCCAAGTCTTTCAAAGGAGGAACAAACTTGCTCCAATCCCTATTCTCTTTTGAGGGAAACAGCATACATTCTCCATCTTCATAGCCCTCGTAGAATTTTCCCTCCTTTGTAACAGATCCAAAAGTGAACATTATTGGATAATCTGCACAATAGTCTATTTCCTCTAAAGCAACCTCTCCATATACAGGGCAATACAGCTTTGTACCAAGAGGAACATCCTTCAATATTTCTACAAGGTTCAATGGTTTATTCTGTACATCACAATCAAGATAAGGATTTTCATTTAACAGAACTTTAGGTTCCACCCACCAATAGCTTTTACATTTAAATAAAATGACATCACTTGCTATAGGGCATCCCCAGCCTGCTGTACAGGAATCAGGAAATCCTATCAATATACCGAAATTACCATTAATGTTTCCTTGTCTGTACCCAGCAATTACCTTTCTACCAATTTGCCCCATAGAACATTTTACTTCTTTTCCTACGTTAACTTTTACAATTGAGATGATTTCCTCAATACTTCTTTCTCTTTTCATTGTTTTTTTTTTTTCTGTTATACAATATAGTTTTATCCCACACATCTATCAGTATCAGGGATTATCTCCCATCC